AAAATGGGCTGTCAGTAACTACAGCCCGGTGGAACGTCACACATCATCACAAACATCATCACAGACGTTCCAAATTTACAATACTTTCATTCAGCCAAAATATTCACTTTCTAATAAAAAATAGCCGTGGGAATATTTCCATGGCTATTTTCATAAGGAATCCTTGCAGTGATTATTATACCTTTTCGGCATCAATTCCCAGGCGCTTGCGCACGATATCGAGTAGGGCGTGTTTCAGTTCCTCCTCACCGCCGGCAAGGTCTATAAGCTCCTGCACGGCTTCCGGTAGTTTCGCAACCCCGTCCTTCCGTCTCTGAGCGTGTTCCCACATTGACTTGCCCTCGGCTATGCAAATCATTACAGCAAAAAGGATGCTCAGATACGGCAGATTATAGAACGGGAACAGTGACAGTATCAGTCCCACAATACCGACAAGCACCTGAAAGAACCAATACACTGCCATTTTCTCGAACATTTTTCGCAGTCGATGCGAGCGTAGCTTCTCACCAGTTTTTTTGGCCGTGTAGATGCCGCTCACGGTGTCGGCCACGGAGAACACCCCTGAGGTAAGTATGCAGAACGCCACGATGCTCACGTGCCATGCGAGGTGATGGAGCGAGTAGTCACCCATGCCGATTTTTATGATTTCAAACAAACTTTGTTCCATTGCAATTTAATGTGAGGTTATCGTCTGAATTTCCTGATGAGCCACACGACTGCGATGCATAGCACCACAGCGATGCCTCCCAGGGCGAAGCCTCCGAAGTCCATTTTGGTCTGCTCCCATCGGGTGAGGCTGCGCTCCACGGGGTAAGGAACCAGAATGGTGTCGGCCTTTATGGATTCGAGTTGCTGCCGGAGATAGCGGAGGGAATCGTTTTTGACTTCCAAGAGCCGCTCCAATTCCGTCTCGCGGTGCGACGATCGGTAGACTATCGTCTCGCGGTCGTGCCGGAGCGTGTCGCCCTTGTCGTTGAGCACAAGCCGTTCGTTGTGCGACTGCATCAGCGAATCGACCTGCCGCTCTTTTTGGTGCAGCCGCTCAGTGAGAGACTTTATCACATCCAGCAGCTCGGTGTTGTCCTTGTCACGGTACTCCGTGCGCACCGATTCCACAGGCACGTACTTCGTGGTGGTGCACGAGCCGAAGAGGGCGCACAGCAGCATCATTACAAGCACGAGCGACAAGGCGAACGCCACGTTGCGCAGTATCAGCAGCAGGTAGGTGCGCCTATTCATTGTAGATTCGCGCCTCCTGCTCGCGGCGGCGGACAAGGCCGGGCATGCGTTTGCCCCCTGCGTTGACCCACCGCATGAACTCTGCGGCAACGGATGGGTCGGAGGGACACATCATCACCTTGCGCCACAGGGTTGATGAGCGCAGGCGCGGTACTCCGAGGTTGTAGGCGAAGCTCACAAGCGCGTCATACTGCCCCTGCGTCAGGCGCGGCACGCCGTCGATGTGCATCCACCGCTGCAGCTCGTCCTCCACCCTTGCGAGGTCTTTGTCAAACAGCTCGTTGGCGGTCTGCTGCGAGATGGTCAGCCCCGGTGTTACGTCGCTGCCGGTGTGGCCGTAGCCGATGGTGAGCACGCCGCCGGGGCAGCGGTAGGCTGTGAGGCGGCAACCCTCCCATCCCTTGATGAGGTTGCGGATTCTGTCTGACGCTTTCATGGCTCGGGGGTTTCAGTGGTTTCAGAGGTCTTGGCGGCAGCGCGGCAGCTCTGTGCGAAGTCTGTCATTGCGGCCATGGGGGCGTTAATCTCGGCCACGGGCACATTGAAGTTGAAGCTGGAATAGCCCGTCTCTGTGCCGAGGCCGCTGATGTTGGCGCTGCCGATGTATTGGCCATCCTTGTTTGCCGTGATATTGACAGCCTCCACTTTGTTGTCATTTACCACGACTTCTGCCGAGAGGTCGTACACTCGGTTTTCGTCATCACTGTTGTTGTAGCGCAGGTTTGCGCCGTTGAATTTTGCCATAATTTTATTGGTTTTAAATGGTTAATATTGAGATTAATAATTGTCAGCTGCTTGGAATTCCATTTTCCATGCGATTGTACCAGGGGTAAAAGAATTGCTGAGGGATGCCTGCAACGTCACCTTATCCCCCTTGTTTGTCACACCGAAGAGGTCGTTGATATTGAAGCACAGCACCTTGCTCCCGCCTGCCGGGATGATGTAGTTGCTGGCGCTGCCGGTCAGGGTGAAATCCTCATCGATCAACGTCGGGGAGATTATGTTTCCGGTGTTCAAGTTCTTAAATTTGATGCCTAAAACATCGATGGCGCTGTTGGAATTCAGGTTAGTGACTTTGAATTTCAGCTGCCAGAAAGTATTAACCCCTGCCGGCACTGCAACCGTATCATCAGTGCTTACCCACACAATCGACTTCCAGCCTTGCAGAGGATTCTTGGCCCATTGCAGCAATTCAAAGGATGGCGGTGCAGTGAGTGCCTGTTTGAATTGAATCTGATAGGCATAGAAGTGGTTGTTGTCCCACGGTATGCCGGTCCACAATCGTTTATTGTAGCCCCACACAATACCGAGAATCAGCCATAACCGGTCGGTTATGTTATGCGTGGGAAGCCCGCTGTCGAAATCGGTTATAGTGAGCATTTGCCCTCCGGGTTCAGTCAACTTGGCACTGTTTACGCGGATTGCGGTTTTCACATCGTAACCGACACCCCCGAAACCATTGGTGATCGGATTGTACGTCTGAAACGCGAGTATAGCTGCCAGGTAACCGTCTTTCAGGCAATAGGCGGCATTGTTTTCATCCTTGAGGTGAAAATCCGCTATTGTCAGATTGTTGGTCAGGTCAAGAGCCGCCCCGTCGTTGTCAAAATCCGTGGGGAAGTCAACTGAAACGCCATATTGAACAAGACCTCCGGTCAACGGCACTTCAATCAAACCTCCGTTGCTTCGCGAAGCGATGGGAGGGATGCAGTTGTGGTTGTAGCCGTCGAAGTCGGTGAGCCGGAGAAAGCCCTGCGGATGCACATAGCCCCAGTTGTCGGTGTTGTTGTAGAAGCTGCGGACAAAATCGTTTGTGAACGTGTTGTCAGCGTTCATGTCGATGTGCAGCCCGTTCTTGCCGTCAGTACCCTGCCAGTATTTCGTGACCGAATCAGGCGACGGATATTCCACCGGCTTGTATTTGCTCCAGCGGTTTATCTTGTTGCTGAGGCACAGCGTGGCCACATCGTGCGAGTTTTCGCCGATGGTGTCCTTAACATCGTCCGTGTTGACCGGTGCTGATATTCTGCCGTTAGAGTGCGCCATTACTCCTTGTTGTCGGTTAATACATCTTCAATTTCCGCAATCAGTCCCAGCGCCCAATCGGGGTTGCTCTCCATGAGCTTGCCGAAGGCGTCCTCCGACAGCGGCACAAATTCCAGCTCCACCTCCCTGCCGAGCTCGTCCTTGACGCACTCCGTCACTTCGGTGTTGAACTTGTAGTTGGCCTCAAGAGCCTCGCGTGTCGCTGTGTCCTCGATGGCCGCCTCACGCTCTTCAACCGTTTTGAGGGCGTTGAACTTGTTGACCTTGGCCGCGATGTCATCGTAGTTGTCGGGACGGAGGCGCTTCACAGCATCCTCGCGGAACTCGGCGAAGTCCGCATCAATCCGGCGCATGGGGCGCAGTGCCCTGATGAGCAGGTAACGGTCGGCGGTTTCCAGCTTCGACATTTTCGCGCCGTCAAGGGCTTTGTACACGTTGATAACCCTCTCGATGGTAATGTTCTTTTTCATAATTCTAAATTGGTTTATGTTAGAGATTTGATTTGTTTTTTGAGCAGTGCGTTTTCTCTTTCGAGTGCCTTTATTCGCTCCTCATGATTCAGGGTTTGCTTTGCCACGCTTATCACAGACAGCAGTGCCGCCTTGCCGTAATCAAGGCCGAGATAGCCATCGGGGCGGTGCGATACGAGGTGGCGGTCGATGCGCTGCCAATACTGGGCGATTGAGCCTACATCCTCGCGGCCATCATCTTTCCATCGAAACAGCACCGACGGGGCGGCGGCGATACTCCTTGTGTCGAGCAGCTTTGTCTGCATGATGGCTTTGAGCCGTGCGTCAGAGGCCGTGTTCTGACCGCGTGCGGACACGTAGCCGTTGGACCACATACCAGCAGTTGAATGGATCACTCCGATTACATCCAGCTTCGCGGACGGAGAGGTAGTGCCTATGCCGACGGAGCCGTTATTGAGAATGGTTAATCTCTCATTGCCATTGCCGGACGAATCCAATATGAAATATCTGTCGGGGTAAGCGCCCGAAACCCATCGCAAGCCACCCGATGCCTGACACGAATAGGAGGATTCACCACCGCCAGAAATATATACTCCGCAAGCCCCTGTATGATGCACAGTCAGCGCTCCATCCACATTGGCCGTGCCGTTGAAGCTCTGCCCCCAGAGCGTCCGGGCAGTCTGCAACTTTGTTGCGGATGCAACGTTGTCGGAAGTAAAGGCCACAGCACTCCAGCCTGACCATGCGCCGGTGTTTATTCTGGTCCGGTAAAACAGCCTGTTACTGGTGGCGCTTGCAAGCTGGGTTATCCAATGCTGGTCTGTGCCGGGCGTAGGGTTGTCAACACTTGACCATTGGAGCAGCACGCCGTAGGTAGCTGGATTTGCAGAATTTGTTCCGCCCCATGAGAAAATCCCGTTGTGTGTCGGCATCGCGTTACAGTTCGTTACGAAAGCAGCAAGGTTCAGGTAGCGTGCGGTGAGTGCACCGTTATGCAATCCGTCGAGCAGGTCGGCGTTGAGGTTGGTGCACAGCGTACCGTTGCTAATTGGCGCATTGCCGCTTCCATTGCCGAATGTATATGTTCCGGCAGTTATTGTGCCCGCATTCATGTACACGGGTCGGTTCGCAGCGCCCACTGTCGCACTCAATGCCGTTGGGGTTCCTCCGTTGAGATAAATGCCTTTCGCCGTGCTTCCCACCGTTGCGGTGCCTACCTTGGTGACACTGCCGTTGGTGAGTTTCGCATTAATTTCCGATTCCGTGTAATACCGGGAATCGAGCACAGAGGAGTAATTCGCATCGTCAAGCAGACGATGCACTGCACCCAATGCCTTGCCGTTGGCATCCGTTGTGCGCCATCTGAGATAACTCGGATTGCCTTTACCGCCGATTAGCTGAAAGAATCTGTGCTCAGAGCCTGCCGACACCGTGAGAATTGCAGAATATGAAATCCCGTCTCCAAGGTCGTTTGTGGCTTGGCACGTATAAGTATGGGTCCGGTCAAAATCAGCCAAAGTTGTTCCGGTGTGTTCATCAAAGCCAGTCAGTTGTGCAGCAGTTGTCGCGTATGGCACGGTTATATTGTTGGCCGCCCCGTTTTTCGTCCACGTCAGATAATCGCCCGAAGCCCCAAGAGCGGTAACGTACCGAACATCAAGGATTGAGGTGTAATTGCCCTCATGGAGCAGCGTGTATTTCGAGCCGTCACGATTTGTCCAGAACTGCGGTACACCGGCATCGGTTATGCCTAAGCGGTGGTATTTGTCGGTAGACGCACCGGTGTAGCCCGGCTCGTTGCTGATAAACACGAAGTTGTTGTACCATCCGATAGAACTCCTTTGCGTCCCGTTGGTTTTGAGAACAACGTTGGTGGCAGTAGTGCCCGTGGAATTAAAGATTGCTGTCGTACCGGCTGCGGAGAACGTTTTAAGGCCGGTTATGGTCTGCGTGGTGTTGAGCGTCACGTAGTTGCCGAGCTTAGTGTTTATCTCGCTTTCCGTGTAGTAACGGCTGTCGAGGATAGATGCGTAATTCCCGTCATGCAACACCCTGCGCCAAGCACGCCAGTTTGAGCCGTTGGCCGTGCGGATGAACATATCTGTGTCGGTAATTGAATCCTGATATGGCATGGCTATCTGCGAGCGGAAGTTGTTGCCCGAGTAAGAGCCGAAGTTTATCACCGACCAATAATTTTTATAATTGGCTATAAGATTTTCATTCTCTACATTGAAGAACTGCGGATTGTGATTGGTGCCGTTAACTGTTGCCACAGACTGTTTTGACCATGGAACGTAATTCGCCAAGCTCTGATGGGCGGTGAGGAACGTCGCCCCCTTGGTCGCCGTGATGGTCGTGCCGCTCTTGCTGATGGCGGTTATGGCATTGCCGCTGCCCGTGGTGGTCACGTTCACAGCCGCACCGCCCTCAAGCGATGTTATGCGGCCGGACAATGCGCTGTCGGCATTTATAAGGTCGGTGCGTATCTTGTTTATCGTGTAGGCGTTGAAAGTATCGGTCAGCGTCGTGTCGGAGAACGCTCCGCCGAGGCTTGAGCTGCCATATACCTGCTGTATCAAGCCACCGCCGGTGCTTCCGCCCCCGGATGTATTGGCACCACGTGCCGTGATGTAGCTGTCGGCATATAGGCCGCCTCCGCTCACATGCAGTCCACCGTTGGCCGCATCATAGCTGAGGGTGATGTCGCCAATGCGCAAATCTCCCTTGACATATATGCCGTTTGTAGGCACTTTTGTAGCGTCGGCCCACATGTTCGACACCAGCAGGGAGCCGGCATTTGCTCCTACTGCACCTACCTGGCCGGTTGTGCCGAACACATACCTGCCGTTGTGTATGCCGAGTTCGTAGTTGCCGTTGAACCCGATTGAGCTAACGCCTGTGAGGCTTCCGCTGACATTGGCCGTGCCGTCGAAACTCTGTCCCCAAAGCATCCGGGCTGTCTGCAATTTGGTGGCGGAAGCGACGTTGTCGTAAGTTCGGGCATTGTCGCGAACTATCTCTGCGGGAGCCGTAGTTGTCGGTGATACAGATTGGTCGTCTGTTGTTGATGGTTTGTAGGTGGAAGTCCTGAGAATTGGAAATGCACCGTGGGAGGTGCGGAAACGATATTTGCCCCCACCACGTACAAATACATATTCGTTTGAAGAATGGTTCATCTGGCCAATACCGCGCACGGGAGAAGTCGCGGTAAAGCCACAGTCGGCAGCATATATGGTGCGATTAATGGGGCTGGCTCCCCATCCCGAGCCATTGACTTCCCAGATAACTCTGACTGAGAAACCGCCGTTATGTAATGACCATGACGGCTTGGTGCCGCTATTAAGCGACACAAGCACTTCGATGCGTACATTATTCATTGACCCGAGGCTCAACGTTACGGGATACCAGGTATCGACATCAAGCGAAGATGCGTCAATCCAAGTGTCTTGCATGGCATAGCCCAAGCCTCGTATATCAGCAATATGCAGGCCGTCCAGCAAATCCGCGTTAAGGTTCGTCACTACATTGGTGTTAGTCATGGAACCACCCGAACGTGCGAGGTAATCAGCGGCATTCGCCACGGCCATTGTGCCGAAGCGGCCTCTGTCGCAGTATTGGAGATTCGAGTTGGTGGCATTATATCTGCCGTTCCAAAATGCGAGGGTGTCAATGGTCGGTATCTGCCCCTGCGTTCCATTCCATCCGAGGTTGTTTGAAGCGGTGAGTACGTGCTTCGTTGCAACACTGCCATCTGCCATGAGGATTTGAGAGGCTGTGCCCCCGGATTTAATGAATTGTGTTGCAAGCACGCTGCCGTTGACATGCAGTTTCTGTGTAGGGGATGGGGTACCTATGCCCACATAGGCATTGGAGCGCAGTATGCTTATCGCATTGAGGTCGTTGCTGAGATTTGTGTCATAGACTTCATGCACCCCTATGCTGAAAATGTTGTTGGCACCGTCATAACCGATAAATCCTCCCTGAAATTCTGCATTCTCAAGAAAACGCAGGCGGAAACCGTATGTGTTCACGGGCTGCTGAAACGTCACATTTGCGCTGAATGTCTTTGCTCCGGTTATGTTCTGCGCCGAATCGAGCGTTACGTAATTGGCCAATGACTGATGGGCGGTGAGGTAACCTTTGCTTTCCACCCACGACTGGGTGGCATAACTATGGGTGGTGAGGTAGGCGGCGAGGGCAGTTTCGTCAAGCCCTGTCTGTATCGCCTGATTCACCCACTTGGTGCCGTTATAGACAAGAGCCTGCCCCGATGCCGGATTGCTGATTGCAGCATCCAACAGCTCATGTAGATAATACACGCCCCCTGTGCCTGCGCCACCCGCAGAGTTTGCACCACGTGCCGAGATGAATGAATCGGAATACAATCCATACTTAGCCTTGATGCGGAACCCGCCGTTCCCATCAGATTCCTTGGCAAACATTGAATCGAAAAGGGATTGCAGTACAAATCTATTGTCCGCATCTGTCTTTGTATATGTGTCGGTTATGCCGTAACCCGCAATGGTGGTAGGTGTCCCACTTGTTATCTTACTCCATGGCAGATTGGGAATGTCGGATGCAGCAAGTAACTCGCCTGCGGTCACTCTACCGTAGGTGTCAACGGTTACTTTGGGGTAAACGCCTCCGCTTACGATTCCAGCTTTTTGATCGAGCACCCCATTGGCCATGGCGAGGGTGGCCCCGACTTTCACGCCTCCGAGCGTAGATGCCGATGCAGCCGGAAGTATGTATTCGTTCTGCTCAACCGTGCTGTTAACCCATTTCGAGCCATTGTAGATGAGCGCCTGACCGGATGACGGGTTACTGATTGCAGTGTCAAGAAGTTCTGACAGATAGTACGCGCCGCCGGTGCTTCCGCCTCCTGCGGAGTTTGCCCCACGTGCCGATATGAACGAATCTGAGAAAAAGCCTTTTTTTGATTTGATAGCCGCCAGTGTGCGTGTGCCGGCAACAATCTCTGCCCATGTCGTTTCTACGTATGCGCTGCCATCAAGATAGGTCGGCACAAACTGATTGCCGATGGTATTGATAAGCTTGAGCACAGGGCTATCCTCCGTGAGGTCTCCGGCTTTGTCTGCGTAGCCGGCTTTCACCTTTTCGGTTGTAATGATGGTCTCGTACTCTTTTGTCGCTTCATTTAACACACGTTTAGGGTATGTCAGATGTATGTAGCCGTCAGAGTCGGTCGCTATCTGGTCAAGAGAATCCTTGTTGGTATGGGTGTGACCGCTGCCAGAGATTCCTCCGTTTGTTAAACTTGCTGCAATTGCAGCCCTGAGAGTGGAGTATGTAATGGCCCGGCCTCCACTGATTTCAAACAGATCGGCATCACTTATATCGGAGCTGAGCGTAAGCTGGTCTATGGTTTTGCTGCCGTAAAGCAGCGCATCCATAATCTCGTTCTTAATTATGTTCTTATCTTGCTCAGTCATAGCATTATAATTGTCTTAAATAGTTGGATGCACGCCTTAATGTCACCGGTGTGCGTCTGAGAGATAATTGGTTGGCGTTTTCAATCGCACAATTGTAAATAGCAGCTTCTCGAACAGGCAATCTGAAAACAAACCTATCCTTGCTGATTTCGGACACCTCAAGCTCTTTGTCTGATTCCCGGACATATTTTACCCCGTTGATGTAGACGGTATCACACGAGAATATCCGGTTGAGGTGTTTGCCTATGCCAGTAGGTACTCCATGCGATTTGCCTATCGTTAATTTCTTTGAGGTCACATCCTGGGAGTGGAGTACAACGACATCTGCATGTTGGGTTGTAAAGTAATCTGTCTCAATCGAAAATTCCCAGTCACTATCCTTGAAGCCACCATCAAGGCGCAAATCCAGAAACATTAATCGGCCGTTTACATCAGGATAATAATCCATACACTGATAATTATTATGATTACAGTATTGGAGCAGGACGGTCCCTTCAATCCTATCGGCGACATCCGTTATTTCAATTGCCGGCGAGACATATTCATTTCCGATACAAATGCAATACTGCCCAGCATCAAAGCCTCGAAGAGTGTACATGGACACTGAGAGGCCAAGATTAATCTTGTGACACAGCCACGTAAGATTCGCCATGGTCTGTTTCGTCTGTGCATCCACTATTGATAATGCCCCAGGAGGTTCGGAGGGATGATGGAAACACTGGAATGATATGTGATCGGATGTACAAAACAGATGAGGCAGATTGCTTCGGCAAGTCAAAGCAACCGGAAAGAATTCTATCGGATTTAGAGGACTGAACCGTATCATTGAACATCTTCGATTTTAGGTTGGAGATAGAGTATTTCCTGTAAAGTCTGAGAAAATACAAAGCGGTCTGAGTTATCAAGTACCCGTTCTTTCTCCGGTACAGAAGATTCAAAACGCGCGAACCGAACCCCATCAATGAACACGTATTTGCATGTGAGTAGTCTGTTTAGCATCTGGCCGAACCAAATTGGCACCCCGTCCGAATAGCCAACTGTCAATCTCACCTGTGTTGAATCCCTGCTATATAGTTCAACTATATCGGAATATTGTGTGACGAACTGTTCGTTATCTACAGAAAACGAGTATCCATTATCTTTAAAACCACCGGGCATCCTGATGGAGAAGAACTTCCTCTGATTATCTATAATAGGCAATACATCACTGCGCACACGGTTGCTTGCCGGGGAATATTTAATCAGCACAGTATCCTTCAATTCAGATTCATCTGATGTGATGACAAATGGCTCGCTGACCTCGTCGTTAAGTTTTAACCGGTAGCATCCGGCCGGCAGTCCTGTAATGGTATGATGCTGCAGTACCATTTCGGATGTCAACGGCTTGACGGACCACTGTATGGCAAGTACCGTTGCCGAAGTTCCTGCATCAATCACGGTACCGACGACACTTGGCTCATCAGGCCCACGGAACACCTGAATATAAATGTCATCGGTCGCAGCGAATATCTGTGCGAATATTCGCTGCTGAGGCATACGGCCGGAACTTCTTACAAAGAAAAGAGGATTAAACGGGCATATAATCATAGCTCTATGTTTTTTACTACAAGTTTGAATTTAATGGCCTCATCTTTCCCGTGTTTAACGTCTGCCTGCATCAGATACCCCGTATAGGTGGTCGAACCGCTTCTGATCTGATAAAGCGCACAGGGGTCAATCTCTGTTTCAACATCGGCCAAAGACACTTCCAGTTGTCCACACGAAAATAATTGTGACTGAAGTTTCACATCAGCCGTAAACGGCACATTGTCAATCTCAACACTTGAATTACCCTCGGATGAAGCATAGATAAGTGTCACAGGGTCTTTCATCGCAGATATATAAGAGGCATTCGCCAGCAAGCATTTGTGCGGCGAATACTCACCATTAAAAACAGATGATGAACCTGCTCCTGCAACTACGGTACTTCTGTCAAGTACAATGGATTCTGACTGTATCAGTACACCGTCTATAGTTTCAGAGACAGTCTCTTTTTTACAATGGACGAAAAATATGCTTTTATCTTCGGTGTCATCGGTAGTCTCCTGTAGTCTTTTTTGTACTTGGAATTCTATGCCATAGCAATCTGCCCGATACTTTGAAATAAGTTCCAGCTTGCGTGATGTAACATCCAATCCGGTGTTATATTCAGCCGAAAAATTCCATTCGCCTCGGCCGCCCTCGGTTTCATAGTCCTGTTTCTCATATCCGACGATGACGGTAGAGTACAGCAATTCCTTGTCAATGGTATATTTTAAATCATTGACATCAGTCAAACCAATTACCTTTGTGCCATTGAACAATTTTGAGCGCGGCACAAAGTAAATATATTGATAATCCTGCATACATTTGGCGGGATTCCCCGGGTAGTCAGACAACTTGTATTGTGCAGTCACATAAGAGGCTTTTCCATCAGCAGAGTTGACAAAGACAATATCACGTCTTGCTTTCCCGGACGCATCGTTGTAATCCGTGCTGCCCGGCCAGAGCTTATAGTATTTCCCGTCCTCTGCAGCTTTAACGACAAAAGCCTGCTGTGATTCGCTGAAATATACCTTGTCAGCAGATGCCGCACTTCCGGCTATAATATCAGCAGAATCGACGGTCACTACGCCAGCGAACTTTTTGGAATCAACGAAATCACTTTTGGTCAAGTCCCCGAGATAATAGGTATATCCAAATACCACTTCCATCCATTTACAGAAATCCGAAAATGATGTGTGGAGGCGTGGATTGGGCAATTTGCGCATGCTCTCTCCTGCAAGAATATATGTGCCTGTGATACGCGAATCTGCGGTATCTATTGAGGGTATCACATTGATTTTTTGCTCGATAATCTTGTCCATAAGTCCTGCAAGGATGTCGGTAGGGCGTATGACATCAAGATCCACAACATCGCCTCGGCTTGGCCATGACACCTTAATATCAGACTTTAGATAAGCATTAAAAGGCACCTTCACGATAGAGCCTTCGCGTCCCTCACAAGTTAGGACCAAAGCAAAGCAATCTCCAGCATGCACTTCAGGTAAAATGACAGTGTGACGGTAAATGCAGAGATACTCATCAAACCATGCAATATCAAGGGGACGCCGACCTGCAAGTATCCATTCCTTGGTTGCAGAATTTCCTGCTGCCGTACAATATCGGTCGGCATACCAACTGCCATCAACGCAATCAACAACAACCGCAGTTGCATTGGCTGCAGGATTAGGATAAGCTGTCTTGAGAGCCTCGAAAGTTGAAAACACTCCATAGTCAGGACGAACCTCCATTTCTGATTGCTTGTAATGTAGCATCGTCCCAAGATCGAGGTATGAACTTTCATCAAAGCGGTTGTCTGCCCCGAACATCGCAAGGTGTATATTAAGCCAAATCGGCCAGAATCGTCGGTTTGCAGTCAATGTGATGTTAAACTGTAATTCAAGATTCTTGACAGTGTCGGTAACTTCGATAAAACTTGCGCCAATCTTGGCATTCTGATCCTGAATTACGATGGATGCTTTTTCGTAAGTCGTTGGTTCGCCTACCACATACACATTCATCCAGTTTTTACCAGCGATAATACAACGCTGGCGTATATAGCCCTCATACAATCCCTCACCAAGTCCGTTTCCCTGTATTTCCAGGGTTCCAGTATTAGGAAGTATGATGCGGTCATACATCAGTTTACCGGCAACGGGCATTTCTGTGCCAATACCGAACTCGTAGGTAGTTCCCTTTCGCGCATTAATGGCAGCTGCCAGCGAGCTGTCACTGCAATTGATTCTTAGGACATGATCAGACCATGTTATTGTGGAGAAGTCGAGGGCTGCAGAAAATAGTTCCTTCCATTCCCAATTGTCCGTAATGGCATAAAGGTACAGGACTGCAGATGCTCCTACACCATCACGAAGATATAGTTCCATGAGGCTGTCATACACCTCTTCGACGAACTCAAACTGGGACGTGAACGACCGTACCACACCGTCGTAACCGGAACGTTTGCAGGCACACTTGACCTGGTCCCAATTCTTGATGCAATTGTCCGGAACCTCATTCTTCTGTCCGTCAATTTCTATATAGAATTTTGTCAACATGGAATCGCCTTTTATGCAAAGGTAAACCATGGCCATTCAGGTTCATCGATTTAAGGTAAAAACAGGAAATAGCCTGTGTGCAAAAATCATGCGTAATTACTTAAATCATGGGAAAATACATTTTTATCCGTGCATAAAGTGAAATAATAGAATAAGAACGTGAAGTGACCATGACACTTACAATCCCAAGGCTGCGTGAATCATCTTCCGGCCATTACTGATACGGCTCATTACTGTTCCTATGGGGATACTGAGCAACCGGGATATCTCATCGTAATTATATCCTTTTGCATATAGAATCACACATTCTACTGCAACAGATTTTCGGGAGCATTCCCTGATGACTGATAACAAGGCCCGGATTGTAAGATGCTGATCCGCCATATATGGTGATACGGCAGCAAAATCATCATCCATACATGTAAATCCAATACATTTACGGCGATTATATTGCGTGATGTATGTATTCTGCATGATGGCCAAAGCCCATGGCCTAAAACTTTTGGCCGCATCAAATTTCGTTTTGCTTCTTAATATCTTTTCTATTGTTTCACTGGCAAGATCCTCGGCATCGAACTCATCAGAGTAATATTGACGTGCCTTTCTGTTTATCCACGTCAAGTTTTCTATAACAAGATGTTCAAGCATCATTGTTCCATCATCTGAGCATGGAACAACCGACGCAAGAACGCAGCATCCCGACGTGCCTCTGTTTTCATCCGGCGTGCATTATGGTGCATTCTGTCAATAGCACTATCCACATCCACCACCCGGTATGATAGCAGCTGCCTGATGGCTGACAGTTCCGATAAGATTCGGTTGCACTTCTTTTCTACTCGACAAAGTCTGTCCCTGTTGTAATTATTTGACCTTGAATTTTTCATAACTCTTGCGTTTTGCAAAGAGTTACCATTACTATGTAGGATTTATTCTATCGGACATAAAAAAAGCCGTGCCAATAACGGCACGGCAGAGTTCTTGAATTTAATGAAGCCTGCCCTCACGGGCAGATGTATCTTAAAATATGTGTTTGTCTCATAAGAGATGAATTAATACGTGCTCTCTTGAGGACATCAAAATACTAAACTTGTGAGTTTGCTGTCAAACAAGAGTTAGCACAGAGCCATTATTTGAGACCCTATGACATGCAGGCCTTCAATTATTCTTGCCCTCTGCTTAGGCCGCGGCTGTTTAATGCCGTTGGCATAGTGTGAAAGTTGCTTCGGGTTTATACCGGAAGCTCGACTAATAGCCGCCATTGTCGTATATGTTTCTGCATTACGGAGCAAAGCTGACGTATCAAGATTGAATTCCAACTCATAATCTCCGTTAACAAGATAATCAGGTACCTGATCACCATCGGCCAAGCATCCTTCTATATGCCATTTGAGAGACTCAACAAAATCTTCTTTAAGTTTTGCGAGTGTCTTTGCCGTAGCAATCACCGTACCTGTATTATCCTCATACCAGGCACAGCAAAAATTTTTGCCTGTCCAACTTACATCTATTGTCAATCTGTGGGTAGCCATAACTGTATTATTGATTATTGTTTGAGAGACAGGTAGGTGGCTTATCGCCAACCTGCCTGTTTCCAAATACTGTTGAGTAAAAACTGATCAAGCGTTTCTCCAGGTTTACCTCTCACAGTCACTTTCCCTTTCTTTGTCGGATGTTTGAACTGCCGGTGGTCGCCTTTGATTGTCATCAAAACCCAACCATCTTCTTCAAGCATCTTAATTACTTCCTTTACTTTATATCTGTTCATGTCGTTCTTGGTTGGCATTACAAAGGTAGTAATATTTCTACTCTTAAACAAATTCCATCAACAAATAGTTGACTGTTCTTATAATTAAATTCTCATAGTTGAGATCTGAGCCTTCATTTCACTGTAATACCGTGCGACAAGGTTGGCATAGATGGATGCCTTGATTGTATCAGGGTCAATCTGGAATTTGAAGTGAGACATAAGAGTTGCCGTCAACATGTCATATCGGGACCGAATGATTGACCCGTCAAGGTGTGTTTTGTCGTTCTCGGCCTCTATCTCTGCGAGATGTCGCTTTGACTTTGCCAGGAGTGAGTGCACTATACCCTCAATCTTATTGTCAGGCAATCTTGCGTTTGAAACACCGCATGCAGTTAAAATCTCGCGAACGTCACTACTGTTACCAGATGCGAGCAAATTACTGCACATGGTAAAGATGATTATATTCAGCCGGGCTTTCAGCATGTCATCTATATTCTGGAAATATGCCTGTGTGCCTCCAGGGTCGGCAATCGTACGATATTCCAGCACGATATTCCGGGTTGTCTCCATAAGTTTATCCTGCATCCCTATCTCGTGTTTGCCAAGGAGAATGTCATAGTCGCCGCACAGCAGATTTACAAACTGCGATAATGTCAGCTGTTCAAGTCTTGTAATCATATTTTCGAAGAAATGTATTGTTGAAAAGCTATATCACTTGCTATCTGCTTTTGTTGCTTGGTCTGCTGCCTTATAAGGAATCCTAATGCTGACACCTCCCGTTGCAATGCACCATAATCGTTGTTTACTATGACAGGCGTGTTAATAACACCGTCCGGAACTATGGGGGCCGGGCATAATACGTCAAAGCTATTCGGCAGTTCAGGAATAACCATGGCACCGGCCGGCAGATCCACGAGGGTGGGGGTGTCGGGTGTCACCCACGACTTGCCTCCAAAAATTACCAGCTCAGGCATGCCTCCATCACCTACAATGGCCGGTCCTCCCTTGTGGCGGTCTGTTCCTTTGGCATACTTGGGGATGGGGGTTGCAAGAATGGTTGCCACCTGAGCGGCGCCCATGGCTCCGGCAATGACGGCCAATGCGGTATTAGGAAGTGCTCGGGTTATGGCAAGTGCGGTTGCAATACCAGCCTGGGCAATGCTGTTCGCCTTGTCCCACACCGCCTGTTTGTTTTTGAGTTGCTGTTTTTTCTTCTCCAGCTCCTCATTCTTCTTGGCAGTACGGTCCTCGGCAGCCCGCTTGCGAGCCTCGCCCTGCTCCTCTGTAATGGCCTTCTTGTCGACGAGTTCCGTTATACGCTCTATTTCTGCCTCTCCAGCAGCAGAGTTTGCTTCCTGTTCTTCCTCGATTCTGGATATCTTGGCATCATAGACAGTAGAGACGAGGCCATTGATGGCGTTGAGGGAATCGGCCGCAACCTGCATCCAGTCCCGGACACTGGCCTTACGTTTTTCATTCGCTTTATCGTCTGCTTTTGTTATCTTGTCGATTTCTTCTATTGCGGCATCTCTCATTACCTGCTCCAATTTAATCTTGGCCTTCGCAAGTTCCTGTTCATATTTCAGACGTTCATCTGCCGACATGTTTTCAGTTTGCAGGACCTCTTCAAGCATATCGATTGATGCCTGTGCTGTTGTCTGGGCATAATACCGGGTAAGCTTGGCCTGATCATCCTCAAACTTCGCCTTAATTTTTGCCTGTTTGTCAGCATTGCCTCGCGCAAGCTCCATCTCCGATGCATAATTCTTTTTCAGTACATTCATCTGATGGATGTACGCATTGTCGGCGATTGCCTGCTCGTCAGCATATTTTTTTTCGATACGGTTAACCTCTTCGGAAGCATATGCCTCTTCCATGTCTGCACGCTCTTTATTGAACTTGGCATTGATCAGAGAAATATCCGCACCATTTTTTTCTGCAGCACGCAACTCTGCGGCGCGGTTTGCCTCAAGCATCGCGAGTTTAAGTGTAAGTTCCTCCTTGCTGCCTTCCTTAACTGACGCCAACCGGTTTTCAAGATTAATTTTCGAGAGTTCAGTCTGATATTTCCGCTCACATTCAGCTATATCGTTCTGACATTGTTCTGCAAGTTGAATGCGGAGAGAGTTTTCGGTCTCACTGTTCCCTCTGATTTCATCCATTTTCTTTTTGTAGTTCAGACGAATCATGGCAAGTTCCTTCTCGTGGCCGTCCGCCATTACAGAGATTTTAGCCTCTTCGAGTTCATTGATGCGTTTCAGTTCTTCCTTTGCTCGTTTCTCGGCCTCCTTTGCAGCTCTTTCACGGGCTTTTCTCTCTGCCTCAGATTCAATGTCATCTTGTTTCTTGTCGGTATCGCCCAAATTGGATTCAGGGGTCTTATCCGTAGACACTTCCGGTTCGAGATGCAGAGTCAGGGTATTCAGTTTTTTGTGCTCCACATTGTCAATGGCTTTCTTGACTGCATCCATGTAGTCGTCCGCAACTCCGACAATTGCATTTTTGAATCCGGCACCCATTGTCTCGATACCCTCTGCAATCTTTGTAGGGCTGATAGTAAACACACCCTCCACAATTTTTCCCAGGCCCTTGAACTGCTCTGCAATGGCCTTGCATGCATTTTTGGCGACACTCCACAGAATCTTGAAAGATGCTCCCGTGTTCTCTACAATCCGGCGGAAATACCCTACACTGTTGTACAGGTCAACGAACCAATTGTATATGTCTGCACATCGTTGTATTATGCCGGTGAGACCTTGTGTGACGTATGTCTTTGCCTTTATCGTCATCTCCTCGAAGCTGCTACCACCCATTTTGAACACCGCCGCAATAGCCTCGTTCAGCTCCTTCTGAGCCGTAAGTTGTTCGCGGTTCACCTTACCGAGTTCGCCCATGCGTGCTTTTGCCACATCAAGGTTTGTATTTACATCTGCCAACGACTTTATAAGTAAGGTTCCTCCCTCAGCAGCTGTGCGTCCAAACACATTCTTTATTATCTGTCCGGCTTCCTGTGAGTTCTCAGGAAGTTCTTTCAATTTTGCTGAAACCTGCTGAACGGCGTCAAGCATAGTGATGTTACCTTCCTTGAGGTCTTTCTGCATCTGCTTGGAAGAAATGCCGCATGCATCAAGGGATTCTGCAACATCCTTAGTCATGGCTCTCAACCGCGTGCCGCCTTTGATGATTTCCTGAACGCCCTTTTCATCAAAGATTCCATTGCGTGTCTCAGCAAGTATGGCAACAAGCTCATCGGCCGACACTCCGGCATCTCGCAGAGCAGGGGCAAACTGATTGATGTTTTCAATAAGTCTGCCGTTCATGTCGGCACCAGCCTCGATACCATCCTCAATTTTTGTAAGAGCCTCTTCCCATGATAGCCCGAACTGCTGTACAAGTGTATTGGCCGCTCCTATGGTATCGTCGAAACTTTTGCCCATATGGTCGGCGATTGCCTGCGTGTCGGCTGTAATCTTGTCTGCGGCATCACCGGTGAGACCCGTGAAATTCTGGGTAAGACGAGATGCCTCAATCATCCCCTTGTTATATTCATACCACCACTTGAAGCCGGCAACCATGCCTGCTATGCCAAGGAATGCCAGCACCCACGGATTGGAAAGCAAGCCCATAAGAGTTCTGCCAAACGCTTTCACTTTTGTATTGAGACCGTCAAGAACATCCCCGGTGCCTGCACCTTCCAGCCCTTTCAGCGATGAGCCGAACTGGGTATTCAGGCCAAGCAGATTGAGCATATTCCCGGCCAAATCCTCATTCGCTTTTGCCTGTTGCTCCGTTGCCTTAGTCTGGTCCTGTATGGCAGGTGTATTTTCCTTGATTATCGCAGTATTGGCTGCTATCTTGTCATTGAGTTCCTTGATTTTCTTTTGGGCATCATCACTTGTCAGGTCAACGCGCTTCAGGGCTTCCTGCAATCGCTTGTTTTGCGCCTCGGCCTCCGCCACGGATGTAGCATCCTTGTTGATAATATCACTTACATCTGTAAGCTTCCGCTTGTTCTCCTCAAGTTTTGCATTGAGGGAATCAAGAGTAGATTGATAGTTGGCATCTTCCTTGTTGAGCATGAGCTTGGCCTCCTCCAGAATCTTTGTCTGGTCGATGAGGTCCTGTGTAGTTCTTGCCTCCTGATTCATGGCCGCAACGACACTATCTGTGGTAACGACACCCTTTTGTCCGGCTATCGCATAATTGCCGACATTACGTTGAAACTCGCCCATATCTGCCGCTACGTCCTTCAGATGGGCGTCAAGATTCTGAATGGACTCTTCCACCTCTTTGCCGAAATCTGAATTACGTCCCTCTTCGGCCAAATCTTTGTAAGCTTTTTTCAGCAGTTCCAACTGCTGTGACATATGGACATAGCTTGTTTCATCCGACTGGGCGGCCTTTTCCTCTGCCGTCATAATCTGAGTAAGCGTCCGTTTCTCCTGCGTCAGGGAACGATGCTGCGCTATGAGCTCAGCTTGCTTGGCGGTGTACTGGTCCATGGTCACCTTGCCGGCAGACAGGGCTTTCTCATTTTCCTTCTGCGCCTTGTTGTTCTGCTCAAGTTCCTGCTTGATTTTTACCAGACGCTGAAGCTGACCATCATAAGTGTCATGGAACTGTTCAAGCAGCCTTTTGACCTTATCATGTTCCGTGTAGGCCTCGCGCTGCGTCTTGTTTACGCGCTCCTGTTCCATAAGATACCGCGAGGCAGTGTTGGTGGTATTAGCCAACACCTTGCTTTGCTCACCCATGATTTGCGTGAGCTTCTGCTGTGTGCTGGCCGCCTCCTTGCCTTTCTCTACAAGGAGTTTTTCAAGCCTGTCAATGTCGCCAACGCAACTGACATTTATTTCAAGTCCCTTGGCGAGGTCTTTTGCTATTTTTGTATAGTCCTCATATACCTTTGTCAACTCCGTGTCGAGCTGTTTGATTTTTTCAATTTCATTCGGGTCTATGAGGTCAGTTATCTTGATTGACATAGTTAGTATGGTGAAATGTATTCTATGATTGGTTTATTAATCTCAGTATCGGTGGTAATACCGTATGTCCCATCTTTATTCTGATAAAGGACAACCGTTTTTATATGGAGCCGGGCAGTCGCCTTTGCAAGCCGTCTCATACGTTCATACTCGCTGGCCAATTTTTTCTGTTCACAAGAGCAACTCATCGGTAACAACAGTCTTTAAAGTATTTTTCAATTGCAGGGAGCATGAATTCACGATTGAACCACTGAACGGCATTGCTGCCAAGTAAAAACAGCCTTTCCCCATATTTTTCAATAATGGCCGGACCGTTACCATTTCCTGGCGACACCTCAAGGCCATCATCAGAAACCATTGCGTTAATCTGGCCGAAGAACGTGCCGTCGATGTAAAGATTTGGGACTTCCACCGGTCTTGGTTGCAGACCAAGAATAGGACTTCTCTCAGGCGGTGTGAGTTCCTGTTTCCATGCCTTGTATGCACTGGAACGGTGATGCCAGCGTCCCTTCTTCTCAAAGAACTCGTCATCATCGTAAGTAGGGGAGAGGTATTTACCGTCACCGTCCACACCACTCTTGATCTGTTCCCTTATCAAATCCAATATAACGGATGATTGGGCGTTGAGACACTGCATGGCATTGTCCTCGAACCCCTCGCTTATCTTGTGTATAATTCCATGGACAGTCTGAAAATCCATTATAAAAAGGTTAAGGGCGGCAGCATTAACTACCGCCCCGGTTATTACTTTCTTGTCTTTTTGGGCCCTTTGATGAGGTCGTAAACCTCCCCAAGCATCTTCCTTCGTGTGGATTCATCGCGGTCCATCCAAAATACATTCAGGTGCAGGGCGATGAATTTTTGTCTGGAAAGCTGCTTTACAGGGTCCCGAAGAAATGTCACATTCTCGTATCTAAGCATGATGGTCAGAGCTGTTCAATCCCTGTGACGCCTGCCTCATAAAGGACCTTCGGTGCTTTGAGCTTCGGCGTAACAGAATCAGTGGTTGCTATGGTCAGTGTCTCTTTCCCTTCATCATAGGTCACCGCTGTAGTTGACCCATTTATGAGGCTGGCACTTTCAGCAAACAACGCCCCATACGTGGAAGTCAAATCGAAACCTCCGACCTTTTCTATAATCTTATAGTCATTACCGGTGGTACCGGATTTTATAAGCTCAACCTCAACAAGCCCTAATGTGGCCTTGCGCGGATCGAAGTCAAGCTTGATGAAGTCTGCATCCTCGATTGCGGCGCGGGAATCCTCGTGACAGAATTTAACTGTCATTGTAGATTTGGCCGAACTTGTGGGATAGGGGGTGGCGTTTGAATGAATCGTGTTCATGGGGAACGGCGCAAGCGTGTCCGTACCGTCATTTATGCCATAGAGGAAACGCTTTTCATCAAAGAAGTACGCCCCCCACTTTTTTTCCGCGCAACGGGTGAGAGATGCATGCAGCTCCGGATAGTTCTTGTCGAGCGTGAATGTATCGGCGCGGTCGCTGTAGCCGGTAACACCAAGACCACCATAACCGACTGAACCGGTCTGAGCCTCGCCGCCTTCCTGTGCGTACTCGCAGAACGTTACAATACCGTACGCCCTTTCTGCCCGGTCTGCATGTACAAGTTTCTCAAGAGATTCGAGAGTAAGATTGTCAGGTAGTTTTTTCCCCGGGGGCAGAATGATTGCACCTTTCATCCGGCCAAAGTCTACAGGGCATCTTGAAACACCTGTGTGCAGGACTGAGTCCTGGCAAGTTCTGATTTTTCGCATATTATCTGCAAGATTTATTAGTTACTGTTAATTCAAGATTAGTAATATTAATGGCGTCTATGGGCTCACTGACAGCATCCCCGGTGCCATTGTGAGCACCATATCGACCATAAGAGTAGTTTTCAGAGTAGTTGTGACTTATCACTTCATTGTATCCAAAATCCAGTCGGCCGTCTTCCTTTAAAGCCTCAAGGAATCGATTGTAAATAGGCCTTAGGATATTTTGAAAAGATAGTTCCAGACGCTCTTCATTGCTCCATACCGTTGATGTGGAACAGGCGATGACAACGTTGACCGTCGCTTTACTGAAATAATCCATGGAATCACGTTTTTCCTGAAAAGGGCAGAACAAAGCGATGAGGGGAAGTTTCTTTTCATTTCCGGACGGTGTCTTGCTCAATTCATCAAGATTCTCCTTAACATACCGGGAATTGCCGAATGTGTAGTGTATATCCGGACAGGATATTTCTTCACTTTCGCTACTTCGATAGTGTGTTATGATGATTTTACAGTCTTTGGCGGTTGCCTTAACCACATCACGGAAAATCTCGATTATTTCGCGACTACGGTTCATAGGTTGAGAACATTAATCTTAGTAAGCAAATTGGAATCGGTGACAATGCCTGATACCTGGCAGTCCGGAGAACTGCTCCATGCCGAAAAGTCTGCCATCATATCCACCATGTCGTTCCATGTAGATACCTGCCGACGTATGGGCGCAACATAATCATTGGCACATTTAAGCCGTACAAGCCCGGTCAGGGTAGCCTGATTGTTGCTGTTGCGCAGAATCTTGAAGAACACATAGTTTGCGAAAGGTTCACGGAGTCGTTCTATTACTGCGTCGAGGTCAACATCATTCTCTTCACCCTCATATTTATCGTGAAGTTTGAGATATGAGTTGACTGCACTGGCAATGGGCGTTCCGAGAGCATCTTTCAGAAACGGCCATTGAAACATTCGGATGTACGCCTTAATCGCAGCGTTTACCTCTTCGGAGTTTGCATTTGAGGCTCTCCGGGAGTCGCCGAGAGTCGCATTATGAATGTGTCGCGGACCATCAATGAAATATGAGCAGTCTATCAGCATTGTTACTATGATTTTTTAGATCGGGTTTTCTTGGGAGTCGGCGCCGGAGCTTCTTTGGTATCGGTTTCTTCGGTGTCTTTCACATCGTCGAGATCAACCTCTGTCATATCTTCGGCTTCCACAACTTTGTTATCTTCCACGGTTTCGGGTTCATTGGGAACAACTTCGGGTACACTTTCACCGGCGTTATCGGCGATTTCGGCCGTATTGGGAACGGTTTCGGCGATTTTGGGAACAGTGAAACCGAACTTGGAAATACGGGCAGCAAGATCATCGGGAATGGCCATACCTCCCTTGGCGGTTACAGCGACAAGTTCGCGTATGATAGAAGCGAGTTCTACCTGCGAAGCGGCCATTTCCATGCACGCCTTTGTCTTGGCGTCCAAGTCTTCCTGAAGCGTGGCAATACTGTCGGCATCAAGAACCGGGCCCGGCTGACAGGGCGTGAACTCAATCACACCTCTGTCAACACGGATACGGTTTTCCTGAAGAATTTTCGCCACTTCTTTGGAATCGCCTTTCAGAATATACTCCATGGCTTATGCTTTCTTGATGGCAGTTTTGAGGGCACTGATGCTACCGTACGAGAACGCCCACGGGCAGAATACGGGCACGATTTCTTCGGCCTGGGCAAGCAGGACAACCTGATTCTTGAGCTTGGTGTTCACGTCATCGGCCCACTCGGCGGTCAGCGGAGTATAGTCGATGATCTGAGCGCCGCGCTGCATGTCGCCGAGGAAGTATTTGCCGACCGGCATACCGCTGTAAGGAACGACACGGAGACCTCCGATGACGGGGTTGCCGTTGATGTCCTTGACAACTTCGAGACGGTTGCCGTCGGTGGCCTTCTCGCAACGGATGGCGTTGATGGTGATCGGGTTCAGCACGAGGACGGTGGGAACGAACTGTGCATAGGTCATAACCGAGATGGCGGTTTCGAGTGCGTCGATGCTGTTGGGCGATTCGATGCTCTGATATGCGCCGTTCTTGAACGACAGTTTCAGTGCGGCCACGTCAGCGGCGAGCAGAGCATCGGTGTTAGCGGTTGCCAGTGCGGCTCCTTCGAGGAAGATGCGACGGTCGTTGACCTTGATGACATCGTAGGTCTTGTTGAGGTCTGTATTGGTAACGGCGGCAGAGCCAGTCACCTTCAGGCCTTCAATGAGCAGGTCGTTGGGTTCCTTCAGTTCTACGATGAGGCCGTTGTCAACCTCTTCGATAGACAAAACTCCGCCGGCAGCTACGGTGAAGATGTTATCCGAAATAATCTTCTCGATAGCGAGAACGCCATCGTAGCGAGTGATACCCTTGAGGTTGTCGCCGGAACCATCGCCGAACAGAATCTGGAAGTCCTCGGCATCGCGGACGCCGGAGAGCAGGCAGTTCATGACGTAGCCACGGAGATAGGTCTTGCACTTGAGCGCGCGCTTCGACAGCTTGAAGTGGTGGCCGACACGGGAAACCTGGGCGGTCTCTTCCTTTATGCTGAGGCTCGATTCAGGCAACATACCGTTCTCAGGCACATAGCGGGCGTTACGGTCCACTTTGTAAATCTGCTGGAACGCAAAGATGGGGAACTCCGGATCACCGGGCAGCACGGTGGCGAAGTCGCGGACATGGAGCTTTTTGTCGGTGGCCTGTGTTACGATGCGGTCGCTCTGCTGGGTCATGGTGAGGGTTCCTCCCGGAACGACGTTGCCAGTGAGGGAAATGTCCTTGAATGCGAAAGAGCCGGACGACTTCTCGCGGTCGTTGATGAAGTCCTGCATCTTGGGAGCGTTATACATCTCCTCGAACGCATCATTGAACTTGCTGATGAAATCAAGCCCGATGCCACGCTTCTTCATTTTTTCAAGAGCGTCGGACAGGCTCTTGACCTGCTTGACAAGTTCCTGGTTCTCTTTGGAAAGAGAATCAAGTGTAATACCCTCGGCTGAAGTGAAAGGCTTGAGAGCCTCTTTCAGCGCAGCTGTATCAGGAATATCGTGAAGCGATTTGTTGATTGTGTCGGCGAAAGCGCCGGCAAGGTTGATTACGAACTGCTTTTGTTCGTCGGGGAGCCCGGCAGTCTTAATGCCAAGAATCTCCTGTACTTCTTTTGCTGTTAATTTTGCCATAATGCACGATGAAATTAATTGGTGGTTATATTCTTTTTGGTTGCTGCATTCAGGGAAGCCCAGAATGACGGCGATGGGGCAGGCACATCGGCCGATTTCTTTTTGGTGTCATCATCCTTTTTGCCGGGCTTCTTCTCTTCATCCTCAGGTTTGGCACCTTCGGTCGGCTTTTCGTTTGAGGGTTTCTTGCCTTCCTCCTCCTGAGGTTTCTTCTCCTTTGTCTCGGTAGTATCGGCAGAAACAAGGATGCTGTTGGATCGATAGACACGGCTCCAGCAGCAGGGACAACGGACATATGCGAAAGCGTCCACGATGCTCTTAGTGGAGATTTCTTTCTTAGCCGCAGTAAAACCGTCTATGATTGACGATACTTCGGATTGGATTTCGGGACGATAGCGTTCTATCTGTCGGCGTGCCTCATTGCGTCCGATAGACATTACAAGTTCTCCGGCTGCTTCCTGAACTTCTTGTGAGAACGTATGCTCCGGCTCGTTGTCATAGTCGAACTGATGACCGCAACACGGACAGGTAACTATCATGCCGCCACCCAAGGATTTGAGTAACAGATTCAGTTCCATATCGTAGTTTTTAAGTCGCTCGTCTGAATATCCGCGTTGCTTGAAAGCCATGCGGAGCAGTTCGACGGCATCCCTTATCTGGTCCTCCGATGCGCTCTTCAGTCCTACGAGAAACGTCTGGGGATTGGCACCCCAGCCCGTCAGTGTGGAATATTCGAGCATCTTCCATCTTACGACCTTGCGACGGTCCTCCTCATCGCGGGCAAGAGCCTTGACACCGATAGAATGTTCAAGCGTGCGGCCTGCCTCATGGAAGAGCTTGTAGTCCTCAAAGACATCGCGGCATATCTGCTTGTTGAGGTTCATCTGTCCGGTCATGATAAGGTTTCCGTCCTTTTCTTCACCTGACAGAGGCACACCCAACAACTGGCGTGTGTCATGGTTGAGGTACCATCGCATTTTTTTCATGTCATCGCGGAGGGTATCCACGAATGACCCCGGCATCGAGATGTCGTGCTGTGCGTCCTCGATGCCTATACCGTTCACCGCCACGGTGACGATACCCTTCTCAGTAACATCCAGCGCTTTTGTTTCGTACTGGAGATTAATCATCTGTTCTTTCATTACTTTCTCCTTTCGAGGGTTTATTTTTAGGTTGATTATTGTCGGGATTCTTTTCTCCGGTCTGACCGGTGTTAATCTGAATCGGCGATGTTTGTGCCTTGATGACGCTATCGACTTTGGCAATCTCATCTGGTGTCATTTCAAACTTGGTTTTGTCAAAAATCTCACCTTCAAGAGCATCCTCATGGATTTGGGAGCGCCAGTCGTTAATTGATATGAGTCCGTTATTGAACTGCGAAAGGCACCGCTCATTTACGAGTTTTTTAACCTCCTCGCTCTCTTTGATTCCGACCTGCAGACAAGCCACATCGCTGAAATCACAATCAAGATACAGACCTTTCTGATCAAGACCGAGGAATGTTGTCAGAGCCTCACAGAAGCGCTTGGCCGCCGGAATGATTACGGAGGTATAGACGCTCTTCTCGGCGGTGTCCTGGTTGCTGAATGTGGATTGGTCTTTACGCGGTACCAGCACGGACGGAATACCGAACACAGAGGCTATCTTGATTGCATCTTCCAGTGTCTCATCAAACGGCTGCAATTCCTGAATGGAGAGATTGGTACGTATGAAATTCACGGGAATATCAGTAATAGCCCACGGTGATTGACCCTCTCCGACGCCATGCCTGCTGTTTATCTGTTTCCGGAGTTCTTCTTTCTCTTTTGGTTCAAGAGCAACAGTACCGGTTTCATCCACTTTCTGCGCCACCACAAAACCGAGGGCTCCGCGTTTAAGATAAATCACGTTACGGGCTTCATACACTGCTATGAGGTTGGCGATGGGTTTCTTTACAGCCAACAGTCTGCTTGGCGCTTTAAGATAGCCGTTGCCCCTTATAAGCTCGGGGATACCGTCACGGTCATGCCATATCTGGTAGTAAGGTATGGTAAGGCCGGAATATGCGCCGAGATCAAGGGTGTAGCCCTTGATAAGTTCTTCTATGCTGGCTATACCGAACATTGGTACACCATAGCTGTATTCCATCGGCTTGACCTGAATGAGGTGCGCCGGCAGACTCCAGTAGTTGGAACACCATTGGAACTTGATTGCATCAGCCGTAATGTTTTCAGGCATAGCAGCACGGAAAAAGGCGTTGCCTGTGGCCAGCTTATATACAAAATGCTGATACACGATTTCTCGCCAAGTCATAATCGGATTGGGCTGTTTGAGAATCGTGTCAGCCCCGAGGCGGTTACACCACACAAGACTGTCATCCTTGACCCTTTTTAAATCAAAATGAGCCTCCGATATGCGTTTTGCGATGAAATCGATCGGCCAGAATACTTCCGGGATTGTCTTGAACAATTCGATGAAGTTATTGCCTACCACTGACGGATGAATCAATCTGTCAAGCATAGACAGCACTTGCTGGTATCTCCAGGCATCGACAACGAAAGCACTTTTGTTACCCTGGCTGTCAACCTGAGGCACGATATCCTCTCTGACGGTCAGAGCCTCCGTTTTTTCTTTGGTGCGAAATATGCGTCGTACAAAACCCATGCTTTGTTCTTTTGTCGCAAAGAAAAGCACAATTACAATCGGTTGCGCCAAATCCTGAAAAAACAGATTTTTCTGACAGGTCAAATACGGGATTTAACTTGTTATCCCATCGGCTGTTACATTGCTTTTGCTTTCAAAACTGAATTTTACAACGAACCTAATAAAGCCACTCAAAACGGCACTTGCCTCTATGCTTTCACCGGTGTCCTTGTTGTAATCAAGCAGATTTGTCATAAATTGGGAATACTCCACATCGTCGCTCAATTTATTATCATTGAACAAAAGATGGTTCTTCACAAAGTCTGATGTCGCTGCTATGCGTCGATCTATGTCCGCAACCTCATTCATGGCTCTCACATTGGGAATGTCTTTGCGCAGATCGCGGACAAACCGGAAATATGCAGGGCCACATTCTATTATGGTTTGTGGACTATTGGCATTGACAAGTATCTCAGCTATCTCATCGGTAGATGATGTTTCCCTCAACATCAAATCCACAATATGCCATTTCTCGCCACAGAGTTTGCCGTGGACCATAGCAAACTTTCCGTTCACATTAGGCATGGCGTAGACAATCTCCCGGCTATACTTGCAATCAGTATCGGGATTGTAAAAATGTATCATCCCGTCACGGGCATAAGTGTTGCGCTTGCGGCGGTTGGAGAATGACAGGAACTGCTCGCGCACAAGGTCGCAGACAACATACCGGAACGTGTCAGAGATGTGTCCATGTTCCTCATATATCTGCATTGTGATTTTGTTTTTGACTTTTGTTTTGAGGATAGCGCCGTTCTCATCTTTCTGCACACTCATGTAATCCTCTATCGACACCTTGCAGTTCTCACCGATGATAATTTGTATGTCGGGTATTATGTTATCGAATATGGCGTTTATAAATTCGCCGGACATCGGAACACTCGGATTCTGTTTGCCGACGCAATCAATAACCTCTATTCCCTCAGATTGTAGGGTTGAGATTACGAGGTCAAGGAATGAGCGTTTCTGGTCGTCAATGGTATTGGCATGGCGTGTCGAGGCATCGCCGTGCAGGTATATGCGGTCAACACCCATCTCTCGCAACTTTGCAGCTACAAGCAAAGCGCTTTTGCGGGCTGTGTTGTGAGGACTCTCGGCCGCAATCTCATCTATCTGGCGAATCTTGATACAATCATCATACTCAATCTGCCAGAATGTGTAAGAGATATAAGGCAGCACGTTGTTATCAACGCTTACATGCAGCGCGTGGACGGGATTGTACTTGCACTCTCCCGTGTGCTTGCCTCTGTTGAATGAGCCGAAAAACTCAGAACCGGTGCGGATTACACCCCATTCGCCTAAAGCATAGACATTGTAATAGTCAGGATCATTGATGCGGTCTTTCTCAAAGTCGGCGATACATTGTTCATCATAATAGCCGTAGGTGCCATCAGGAGAGCCGACAACCCAGAAGTTATTGAGGTAGGTCGATTGGATAACGACAGTATCCGGGGCGTGTTCCTCTATTTCTTTGGTGCGAGGGTTGGTTATAAACTTTGTCTCGTTCATCCGTATGGATTTCACAGCGGTTAATTCATGAGGAATTTTCTCGCCAGCAATTTCAATCTCCATAGGAACATCGTGCCACTTCTCAACATCAAAGACCTCTTTCTTTATCCAGTGCGTTTCCTTGATGGGGTTGAATGTGGTGATGATCTGCTGGCCCTCTTTACCGCGCAGACGCTTACGGACCTGCTTGTAGTCTTCGCTGTCGAACTCCGACCATTCATCAAGAACGACACGCTTATAGTTGGAAATACCCTTAATCTTCTCCGGGTCATCAAGACCGCCAAAATCAATCTTAGCTCCATTGGATAGGCAGACAATCTGCCGGACACCATCCTTAAATTTAAACAGGCGGAAGATGCCGAGCTGCTTTGCCGCTACCTTGAAATCCTCGTATATGGTTTTGCTGATTGATGCGCCTACCTTACGCATGACAATAGTGTTCTCTCCGTCCCATAGGGTCATTATGAGAGTCAACTGTGCCACGCTGTAAGACTTGCCGGAAGATGAGCCGCCGAACAATATTATCAGTCGAATGGATATATCCTGAAGCAATTTCAACAGGTGAAAGCCAAGAGGATTGAGCTTCTTGAAATTGATTTGCATATATTCTAACAAAATGATAGGAAAAGTGCATGTTTTCCTTACGCGCTTATGTATTTTCTCGGGATTATTTCGTTACCCTCTGACAAAGTGAAACAATTTCGCCTGTTTTGCCTTCAATTCGTTCACTCATTGTCGTCATCAAATCCGATGCGGATTTCTCCAGCCACATTACTCTGGGAGGTTACTTTGATGTCTTTGGCCGCCGCAAACCCCAGCACATCAATGAGGCGTTTTTTCGCAGCATCCTTATCAACATCGGGAACGAGCCTTTTACCATTATGGGTAAATTTCAACAGACGCCGTATCCCCTTTGGTATCTCGTGAAGATAGCGCATGCGCCATTGATGCGTTTTCTCATCTTCTATCCAAAGTGACAGAGGGTCGAGATCAAGTATCTTCACGTCATCGGATATGATGCGCTCTCGGTTGATCGTGGCGAGCCGCGCACGCTCCTCCTGTAGTTGATCTACTCTTGCTATTATCTTGCTATTATCCATCAGTCTTGACGCATTGGCATAATGGGTGCATGCCTGAGCGTCATTCTTGCAGTTGTAGGCCTTGCGGTAGGCGGTTACAAGCACTCCTCGTGTGTCAGTACCGTAGGCGTCCACTACATACTGACAGAACAATTCCTGTTGGGCCGTGAGGCCGTGTTTATTCTTTTTCCGTGCCATTGTGATGATGATATGATGAGGTTATAATTTTGCTTTTCGTTTCTATTGCACCATGCGGATGAAACAAAAGAGAAACAAAGAGTGATGCAATAGACTTTGACAGATACTTTGACAGATGTTTGTAAAAGTCTTTTGTCTTTCTCCCGCCCCTCATAAAATTTTGCCGAAAGCGTGAAATTATGCCCGCTGAGCCACTTTTTAGGCCGTTGTGGGCATTTTCAGGGCGGCCATAGGGTGGGGATTGCATCTGATTCATGGCCGAGGGTAGCATTTATAAACAAACAGAGGGACATTCCCACCTTTCAGCATAAGCCGAGAGACAGGAACATCCCAGTTGTCCATTCTTATGATTCTACTGCGCCGGGGCATGGTCGATGGTGTCAAATACACGCCGGATGCCTTCTTTTACAGGCGTGTACGGCAAAGGTACAGTAAATAGGTTCTCATCAACCGTTTGGGCGATATTGTCAAACTCCCGCTTTTCCGTAATGAGCGTAATTTCAGTGTGGTTATACTCTTGGACGGCCAATGCGAAATCATACACGCTTGTTTTTTCGGGATTGGCTATGTTGACTAGAGAGTATCTACACCCCCAGGCATAGATAAGTCCTTGGATTACGTCATCTATGTATGTGAAGTGGCGCACGTTTCGGCCTCCGTTTACGAGCTTTACCGGATTGTCATGGAGTAAATGCCAAAGAAGAGTTCCTTGACGTGGGTTAGGCCCATAGACGTTGTGAAGTCGGACGCCGGTGGCATGAGGGTTGTAGCACCGGGCATATTCCTCATCGAAACGCTTGGATATTCCGTAGAGAGATGTTGTGTTGGGGCTATTGGCTGTAGAAGATGAGGTATATACCAGCTTTACACCGGCACGCTTACAAGCATTACATACGGCCATGAATGTTTCGATGTTGTCGTGCACGATCTGCGGATGGTTGGTGTTGAACACTGATGTTTGCGCCGCCAGATGAAACACACAATCGGCCTCGTGAAGATTGGGAACTGTATCGAAAAAGTCCTTGGCTTCGATTCCCTTTGTACGGTCTATGCTTATGACCTCTACTCCACGTTTGACGAGAGCAGCGGCGAGAGCCTTGCCTATAAAGCCCTCGCCGCCGGTGATTACTACTTTCATGTCTTATTTTTCGTTGAGTTTGTCTAACAGTTCTTCCGCTTCTCTCCGGGCAAAATCCGGATCATAAGGTTCATAGAATGGCTTGATGGTTACCCACAGGCCCAGCCATGTGCGAACCTGAACGATGTACAAAGGTGCCACCTCTTCTAACTCAATGGTGGTTTTGATGCGATACTTTTTTCTCATTGCTTTTTATGTTGGATAACAGTTAGAGTTTCAAAATCGAGCATATAGAAACACGATTGATATGCGATGTGCTTGCCGTAAATCTGCGCGGCAGCATGTTCCAGCATACAGCCCTTGGAGTCGTGAAAGCCGTTGCCGAACACAACTCCATCAATGTTTTTGTCCAGAATGGCCTCAATGTCGCGGCCCATGTAATAGCCGTAGGTCTTGCCCGGCTCCGGACATACGTCAAAGGGTGTGATACACTCGTGGCCATGTGGCGTGAGCGCGGCTTTTATGCACTCGGCATGATATTTGGCCTCATGGAGCGGCCTGCCGCTGATCGGTATTGATATGTAAAGTTTCATTTGTGTTATTCATTGATTATTTGTAGCTTTGTACCGCCAGGAGTTACAGAGCGCGATAATGTCTTTAGTCTGCTACGTTCCAGTGGCACGAGGAGGGAGGGCATTCTACCCTCCTTATTTTATTGTTTTGTATGAGTCCATTCATATACTTGACGGTCTTGACTTATTACCAATATGGACTTGAAACGATGACGATTACTTGGGTGCTTTTCGTACTCTTTTATTCCTGATTGGATATTGTCACGATGAAAATATCCATGTCGGTCATAAATAACAGCCACTTCTGAACCTTTCTTTTTGGCATGTTCAAGAGCTTTGTTGACCGCCTTATGTGCATCACCTACCTTAGGCTTTATGTCGCGAGTGCTTTGCTCGTATGTGAGTTCCTCAATACCGACTCTTCCTTCGCTGTATTTATCATTGCCTTTACTGTTCTTGGCTGTTATATTATCTTTCCCCCCCTCAGAGGTCATCTTTACAATTATACCATGATCGGCCATCGCGCGTGCAGCTTCAATCTCCTCAGCATGATATTTGTGTCCTTTCTCAAAAAGAACATACGCACCGGTATTTGACAAATACGAATTTTCAATATCATATTTGCCAGTTGCCAGAGCCTCTCTAAAATCAGCTGCATGTAGTGCGTACTCTCCTTCTATGACGGTGGAAATATTGCGTATTCCACCTACGCTCTTATTGTCGCTCATAGCAAGCCCTCCTCTCTCTTGGCAATCATGAATTGTTCCGAGTAGATAAGCCCATGCTTCATGCAGAACTCTTTGGATCGCTGACCGCCTCCATATACCAGCATATTAGGGCAATCAAGTCCAGATACCTTTCTCGCAATATCAAAATCAGCGGCCAAGCCGGGAAGATTGTCTGCGTAGCATCGTGTGGCAAAGGCATTGTAACCGTCGGGGATGCCGAGGAGATTCAGTTCTCGATACTTCTCAGACACTTTCAGGTCCACCCATACGCCAATTCCACATTCCTGAAGCCATCGGGCAATCCAGCGCTTTTTATACAAGAGTTGAAGCCCAAAGGCTATGGGCATATTGAGATGCAGAGTGAAATTGGGTTCCACAACCACTTTGCAACCGCAAGCAAGCAGCTTTTCCGGATGTAACCAGATGTTATGAAAGCGGTAATCCTCGACATAGAAGTGATATGTCGCAACGGTTTTCTTACGGCGAGAATTCGCACCCCAGGGCGCAAATGGTAGCAATAATCCATTTTCGGGTTGACGGTCTAATCTCAGTGTCGGAATCTCATACTCATTATCGCTTGGATACAGGCGGTCATGAGGAATGATGATGTCAGTTAATTTCATGTGTGATGTGATGATGCTTGAACTGACTGCAAAAGTATTTGCAATTTTTCCTCATTCTCCACAACCAAAGATTTTTTGAATTTTATAATCTGTGGCTTTTCAACGCTTTTTTGTGAAATATCAGAAACTTAAAACATATTCTCAGCGATTTAAAATAAAAACCGAAATTGATTTTGGGATCTACCACTCATCGCTCCATCGATTCACTTTGCAACTATCGCCAGCTTCGTTCCGTCGGGATATGTCATCGCCTTTTTGAACAGCTTATGACACCTCGCCGGGATATTGCGATACCGCAGATGCCATTCATTCCATAGAATACAGTGTCCACGCTTGACACCGGGGTTGAGGTGCGTTGCCCCCGTGTTCATGCAGGGGCAACTACCACAACTACCAGGCTCTTCATAGAACTTGTAGCCGTTTATCTCAACCATCTTCGGAGGTTTTGTGAGTCTCTACCGACACCGTCAGTCTTATAGTTTTGATGTCAGACTCTATGGTGATTTTATGCTCAAATTTATCGACCTCTCGCAGTAGGAATGTGGCGAGGCTTACAGCCTGGTCCGCCGCCCCCCTATAAGAGTCTATCTTGATTTCCCGAAAAACCTCAGGCAATATGGGCTTTCGTAATTCTTCTATCGGTTTCTTTTTCTTGAACATCTGTTTGTTGTTTATGACTGATTAATGATTCTTGGATAGCCCGACACAAGGCCGGACACCATGCTTTCGGAATACTCGTGTGGACGGCGTTGCCGATAAACTTCTTCTGATCGCTCTGATTGCCCATCAGCACATAGTCATCGGGGAAGCCTTGAATACGCTTCAACTCCACGACCTTGAGCATCCTCATCTTGATGTCGATGATGTTGTAGAGAGCCATGAACTCTTTTATCTTTACCGTCATGGGCGAGTCTGTCTCATAGACCTCTATGCCGATGCCTCCACCCTCAACACATACGAGATAGGGAGGCCGCTTGTCCATCCTCGCAATGAGGGTGAAGCACGGCTCATCTATGGAGCTGCCGGCCGAGAAGAACTGTGGGTTCATCAAGTAGAACTGATGGCGGTCGGCGGTGATGACCTTGCACGGCTCGTCTATGCCACTCCCAACATTGTTATAGCTCGTGTCCATAATCCATTGCTCGGCTGTGATGAGGTGGTGTTTCGGATTGGCTGTAATACATCCTGCCGGCTCATCAATGGAGGTCGGGCGGCCTTGGCCGTACTGCATATCTATGAACTGGGGATTTACAAGCGCGAACTTGTCTTTGGTCGGAATAGTGGGCGCCGGACTGTCAATATCCCGACAGCCGCCATTGCCGTAGAACGATGTCAGGAAGTGGGCACTGACGAGCGCATGGTGGTCAACGCACGTTATTGTTCCGGCCGGCTCATCCAATGACACGTTCTTATCGTAGATTGAGCCGCTGAACTGCTTTGACAGAAACTCCACGTGAGCAAGTCCGAGGCGGTTCTGGGTAGCCACTGTCGGACACGGCTCATCAATAGAAGGCGGCACATACTTTCCTCGTTGGCTCATGCTGTTGAACTTTACCAGGAAGGCATTTTTGCCACCGGCCACAAACTTGATGAGTCCTGCATAGATACGCATCAGCGTTTTCTCGGCCAATGGCTTCTTCCTTGTGAATATGGATTGTCCCCACTCATCGAGATTGAGGACAAAGCGCACGGCTCGCCACCGCTCCAGATTGCCGGTGGGCCGTCGACTGTGTGTTGGCGTGGGGAACACTATCGGCAGACCTTTTTTGGCGAACATCCCGAAATAACGCTTTCGTGTGGTCCGGGCGCCATAGTCGGCCGAGTTCAATATGCGATAGTCGTAGTCATAGCCATACCGCTTGACATTTTTTATCCATTTGATATAGTCTCGGCCTTTATCCTTTGACAATGGGCGGCCGGAGGCATCAAGTGGACCCCATGACATAAACTCCTCGACATTCTCTATCTGGATAAAATCTGGGCTGATTGTTTCTATATAGCGATAGAGATGTTCCGCGAGTGTCCGGCTGTCAGGATCGCGAGGCTGACCACCTTTGGCGCGGCTGAAATTGGTACACTCCAGAGAGGCCCATAAAACAATCAAGGCCTGCGGATATTCTTTCCTGCAAGCCTTGATATGTTTCATGAGCGGCGTTAGGTTGAGTGTTCTAATGTCCTCTATAAAATGTAGAGCGTCTGGGTGATTTGCGGCGTGGGAGGCTATTGCTGTCGGATCGTGATTTACACAAGCGATAACTCTCGCACACTGTTCATCATACAGCCGGGCATCATTGACCCCCGTAGACGTTCCGCCGGCACCACAGAACAGGTCAATATATAGTAGTTGTATCATTGCTATGTGAGTTATTACGTCTGCTCATTTATCATCTCCTTTCTCTGCTTCTGCCATAAGAGCATCGGCCAGCCTGAATGCCGTCTGGGCAAGATACTCGGCCGGAGGGTTGGGGTCAACGCCGGGTATAAGCGGAGCGCATATCAAACCCTGCATCATCTGCGCAGCGATAGTCAGGCGTCTCTCTTTTGAGAAGCTGTCTTTGAGAATATTGTCGAACTGCTTTGCGGGGTCGGGGACACATCCTTTGGCGACAAGCTCATCTATGTCTATGTCGGAGATGTTGACGTTTGGCGAGGCTTCCTCGGCCGACTCGGTGTAGGGTTCAAAATCACATTCTCTCCCTATAAGCCGGTAGCCGTCTTTGGTGTAGGCTATAACATCCCCGTTGGCTTTGATTTTAGTTATCCTGACCTTGACATTGTCGTGATACGCGAAGCTCCCCCTGCGGAGTTTCGGCACGGCTGGCTTCGGCTCTAAGCTGTCAACATTAGAGTCTAAGCTATCAACATTATCCGGCAGGCACTTGGAGCCGAAAAGATTCCGAAGCATATCATTGATAGTAGCCGAATCGTGTTCTATTTCATCGCCTGCATGGTCAGCAATCAGTCGGTCATTGGCGGCATACATCTCCCGCACTGTCTTGGCTTTCACGCATAGCATCTCCTCTCCCTCCGCGTCCTTTTCTTGCTTGATTTCTTGCTTGATTTCTTGCTTGCCGAGGGCGGTGATTTCTTCGTGTGTCATATTTATTTCGTTTAAAAACAGCCGGAACCCAAAGGTGCTAACTATTAAATCCCGTTATGAGAATTTGCGGCTTCCGGCTGTTTGTGTTATATTTGTGTTGCTAACTATTAAATTGTTTATTATGAGAAACTATTCCATCCCTCCTTACGACCTTGCTGAAATCGGTCAGGAGGTGAAACGTATAGGGGAACGCCTTGGAATCCCATGCAATCTTGCGCACACTACTAAATTCAAGGAGTTGGGATTTTATTCTTTACCTACCTTGTCGGAGGATATTGTGCGCATTGCCGCTTCATACGGAGTGGAAATGCCCGTTACCGGTGATTTGGCACAGACAGGTATTCAGCTCCAGGCGCTACTCGTCGCTCTGCGGGAAAGAGGTGTCCTTCTTGACTGACCCCATCCCCGTAATATTGCCGTGGACAAGTAGGTCTCCGTATAGATGGATTGTTCCGTCTGAGTCTACCTGGATCAATCCTTTTAAGTTTTTCCCGGGGGATTCCTTGCGGAAAAGTCTGTTGTACGCCTTTCTGAAAAGGTCTTTGATTTTCTGCTTCATACTCTTTCTCCTAATTTGATGATTCTTTAAATTGGTTTCCTATACCCGAAATGCGCCTCTCTACGATTCCAGAACTGGTCTTTGTGCCGAGTGCAGCAGAAACACTGCTGATAGGATTTCTTGATGAAACGGTTACTGCATTTCGGCCCGGCACAGACTATCCGTGTGCCAACTTTCGCTTTCTTGTTTAGCTTGTAGTGGCGTTCATCGTGTGCAACGCCCTGCTCTCTCTCCGCAATGAAATCTTCGTATGAGTTATTACACTCATCATCGTAAATCTCACAGAGGTGAGCGGCTTCGCTGTCTGCTGTAGTTGTGTAGTTCATATCTTTTTTTCTTTGAGGACCAAATCAAGTGTTTTCATCACATTATCTGTTTTATGGATTTGAATGCCTCAACGATTTCCTCACGATGTTCTTCAAAATATCGGTCAAAAGAACCTTCGCCGCCGAATATTTCATCAAGCCGTTTAGCAATCTTACCGAAAGGGTTTAGCCAACTGTCGCCCTCAACCACTTCTTTTGGCTCATACAATGCTATCAAGCATGAGTTTCGGTCAAAGTGGCAGCACATGGCGGCATAAGCCGTGAGTTTGTTATCTGCTTCTAATTCGTAGACGCTTGACACCGCTCCATATTTGAATTTAGTTTTTCCCATTGTAATATTCTTTGAATGGTTCCAGAACCGCAGAGATGCCAGCTGAGAGTGCTGTTTCAAAGGTTCTATAAGTTTTGTTGTCTATCATGTCGGTTCGCTGGGACCACCGCCAAAAGTAGCCTATACGGACGCCGGTCTTACTGTTGAACTTAGGACTGACTACAAGGTCTGCACCCAGTTCTTCTCGCAGGAATTTGGCAGCATCACACACTGTTGGTGCAGAGGTCGCGATCTTTGTTTCGTTGTGACTTTTATACATCACTGTCGGAGATAATCGGTTTCTAATATAAAACCGATAAGAATTGAGATTGTAGCCCAATCTCTTGAGCGTTTGTGCTTGCTCATAGGAGCATAGATATTCATTCATTGCCTGTCATTATGTTATCTTTGGGTTCATGTAGAGGACAGGTGCCAGTCCTTTCATCATACATAGGCATTGTCCACGTTAAGGTCTCTTTTACTTCGGTGCAGAAGGGAATGTGCCGTTTGCAGTTCTGGCAAAGTGCCGGCCCTCCGAAGTAGTTAGGACCGACACAATAGGCATAGTCTTTGTTCATATCAGTGGTAATCAACAACGCCCTTACTGTCAATGCACTCTTTCAGTACATTCATGTAGTCGGTGTAACATTTTTTGAGAAAATCACGATTCATTTCAGGAACTATTTCATTTTCCCAATTCTGAAAATCCTTCAGAAGTTTGTCTGCAATGATGTAGTCGAAGTTACCCTCATTGTCTGCGAACCAAAGCATCTCAACAAAAGGTCCCTCAAAGGCCCGGGCTCCTGTTTCGAGTTGTCTGACGTACTCTTTATAATCGCAACCGTAGACAGCGGCGGTTATCACCTCTCTAAGGTCGTTGAATGTACCATATGGACTACTGTATTCCGCATCCCCGGAGCATTCGTACTCCCAGTATCCTTTCTTATATGCCTGAAGATGCATGATAGGCTCAAATCCAAGAGTGTAGAGACAGAAATAATCTATCTCTTCATCATCAGGTCTCTCAGTACCAATGAATTTGATTGGCTTTTTTACATTGATGTCTAATCCCATTTTTTAGGTTATTTTATTGGTTTGACTTATTTTATATGCTCAAGAGACTTGTTAAGTTCCTCCCACAGCTCACACAAATCATCTTCGCTAAATTCAGATTCCTCATCGGTATCTTCATCATAGTGAGAGGCGGATATTTCTTTAACCTCTCCCCATGCTCTTATAAGATCGCTACTCGGCGGTGTCCAATAATCGCCGGGGTCATTGTCCCACTCTCCACAGCACTCATAGGTAACTTCAATGAACCAGCCATCTTCCTCATAGCAAAAGTAGTTGGTGGTCGAGTCTTCACATCGTCCCCAGTCATCTTCATCATGTTCAAAGTATGATTCTCCGATTTCGTGACCTTTTTTTAAGAACTGTTCAACGAGGGTAGGGATAAGTGCGTTGAGGTCTGATTTCGATTTCATTGTTTTTGGTGGTTATTGGTTTGACTTGTATTTTATTTATACTGTAAATTAGCCATTTTTAGCGGATTACACAAACAGAATAGCCACCTTTTTACCACCTTAACATTGGTCAAGAAATGTCAGGATTTGTCGTGCTCAGCGGCATCCTCCTCGACTATGATGGCATCTACAACAGAATGACAGCGATTAGCAAGAACCTTCACACAAAGGGCCATCGTGTCGGTTATCTCCATCTTGTGACCGAATGTCTCAGCGATATCCATACACAGCACAGAAATGAGAAAACAATAGGGGTCTTGCTTACGGCTACACGGCATGTCAAGCCGCTCGGCTATAAGCTTGTCCATATTCTTGTCAAAATCCTCCACGAAAGTGAGCAGCATCCTGATAAAGGCTATTCTCGCCGGTATTTCCTTATGTGGCTGACCTATATACTGTCGGGATGACTCGTTGGTAAAAGTGCACCAGCATTGGAACAAGTCTAACTGCACTGTTTGGCGTAGTCGACAAAGATAATTCTGATAGGCAGACCACACGCGGCCATAGCTCTTGCGAAGTTCATAATTGTATTCATCTATGCACTTTCGCATCTGCTGATTGTGCCGTTTATATTGCACAAGCCTATTGTCACGGCAATACCTGATGTATGCCTCCGCTTGTTCTAAAGCCAGAGCGGTCAGCATTTGCGGTATAAAGTTCATCATTACCGCCTCTCTCGCACCAAAAAGCTTCACACATTCGTCTGCTGTGAGATTTTTGGGAGTTTCCTCTCTGGGGCGGTCAAAAGTTATGCCGAAGTTGGCCATCGGGGCAGGTACAATGGGTACTGCAGTCGGAGCAATACCCATTTGTGCCAGCGCCTCCTTGTCTAAGGGTGGTAAATCCATAATGTACGAAATTAAAGCGGCCCGGACTGTGAATCCGAACCGCCGAACAGGTTGTTTTGATATGATGGTACGAGGTCGTCGAACAGACCGGGAACTCTCGGCCGCAACGCCTCGTACTCTTCTCGGAAGAACTCTTCTTTTGTTCTACCTTGCTTTTTCCCCTTTCGGGTATGAACGTCATAAGTGTAAGGCGGTATCTCGATGGGGTATGCCCTCACATCGTCAATCCACCTTTCAACATCAACATCGTTGCGGTCATATACCAGGTTTTGCAGATGATCCGCGTCCCGGCATTTGCGACACTCACAAAGGAGCAACACAGCTTTACTTACAAAGATGCGACCTTGGGGCTCTGATTTGTTTTTGTTGACTAACTCGTGCCCTTGCCACAAAGCTTCAATCTCATTGGTGATAAGTCCGTAGCAATCCTCTGCCGAGATAGTATAGAGGCGTTTCCAGACATAATCGCGGTAGTTGCTGTGCCATAGTTCGAGAGCGAAGAAACCTGCCACCCTTGCATCTGCTCGCCTGATTGCCTTCTGCATTGCAGAACTGACCTCAAAAAAATCATACCCATGTATTGTCCGTATTATCATAACTCACTAATAATAAATTATTTTACATCAATTAATTTAGCCATAAATAGCGAGATGCACAAACGGATTGAGCACCATTTTAACGCCATTTTTATCGGCCAATAAGCAAGTTAGAATTTGAACTTACAGGAGATATTATACTCAACAAGTTGCTTGGTCTTATCTTTGCCATTGTTGGTTGCGCCTTTGATATTGATGCTGTCACCAAAGTGCTTTTTGATAAACAGGATAGAACGCCGCTCTTCTTCCTGATTGCGGAACGCGGCTAATCCACCGGCGTTGACAAAGGTGCCTTTTTGAGCAAAATTATAACGGAGGTCAGTCAGGATGCGGCGCTCTTTATATTTCATGTAGCATGAAATCCAAAAATCCTCTTTTAACCTGATTTCATCATTCCACCATACGTTCTTGTTGTACCGCACTCCATATGCGCAACCTGTAATCATCTTTGACAGGGAATAATACCCCCATTCATTATACATTACCGGCGATATGGCAGAGGTAAAACCAAACACATGGATATCAAGCATACATGCAAGTTCATATAAGGAATTGATGATTTGTGTCACTGTTTCCGGATTGCGAATAACGCTTGATTCACCTTTTTCGCAAACAAGGTTCTTGACTGCGTGTACATCATCGTCAAGCATCATCAGTTCTCCAAAATACCTTGCCATCCAATTACGTTTGGGAATCAGCCCTACAACGTCATCCGGGTGTGTTACAATCTCACACTCGGGATTGTACTGCCGGTAGAGGTCTGCCTGGCTCTCGGCCACACAGATGACAGGATCAAGAACGAGTTTCTTTGCAAAAACTCTATCATGCCGCTTGTGAGAGGGGATAACGATTTTCACGCCCATTTCTTAGCGCCCTCCAATGCGACCCTGACATCTTTAATGTCAATTACATTACTTCTACTGATTTTCCCTGTCTTGTAGGATTTCATACGCTGCATGCCGAGCCGTTCACGCAGCCAGTTGCTATCGACCTCATTGCCGGATTGAATGATGAACAACTCATGCTTTTCATCGAATTTCGGCACAAGCGGATAGATTGCCGATTCATCAGTAATGGAATCGAACCGTTCTTTGAACTCATCAACAGGCTTTTCCGGGGCAAATTCCACACCCCAGTTTACAAGCTCAGTTTTATCCCACTCGTTGAGCATCACGTCGAGATCGTTTTCTCCGAAGTTCACATTGTCCTTCGTGGCATACTCCCTCAACTTTCTCACTTCGGTATCTGGGTTGAGTATCTTGCATGGAAGCTCAGTGTACCCAAGCTCCTTACAGGCCCTCAGCCGAAGATTGCCACAAACGACTATGTACCGCCCCTCAGGATAGGGAAACACGATGAGTTCACGCAATTCAAGCATCTCCGGCGATTCCTTGATGCTCTTTTTCATCGCTTCATAGCGATAATCCCGAAAGAACCGGGGATTCTTCGGGAGTCCGTTGAGTTGCCCCTTGTTGAAATCCAAGAGGCTGATTGCTAATATTGTTATTTCTGTCATAGCTATTACTTTCTACATCACAAAACTTCATCACGAATAGTCATTGACGGAACCTACAATGTTTGCCGACGATGATGCTCCAATGTTTCACGGAGCAATCGCTCAATATCCTTGCAACCAATGCGCTGAAGATAAGTCAACGCGGCAATTATCACTTCGGATGCTCCCTCTTCTTTTTCGCTCCAATCCGGAAGATTGCTGCTTTTAAAAGTCGATGCCATATGCAACAATCTCCATTGTCGGGAGATTTCATACATGGACACTGAGGGTGACGACATCTGCGTAATCTTGCCATTGGCGATTGTTACCTCTTCGCATTGTGCAGCGAATCTCTTTAGAGGTATTGCCATTGGTAAAAATCGGGGTTAGTGAATGACTGGGGGCAGGCGCACTGCCTGTTCTATTAGATCGGCCGGGGGGTGATTTATTATTTCCCATTTTGTGTCACTTATTGTTTCAGTTGGTCCGGCAGGTCATCTTCCTCATCAGAGGGTTCTTCTTCGAGGAAGTCGAACAATGAGGGAGCATCCTTTTTCGCTGCAGCCTGTGCGCAATATTGTGCGCCGTCAAGAAAGTATATGGGTGAGAGTTCTATCCCCCAGCCCTGACGCCCCTTGTTGAGCGCGCAGTAGGGGACGGTCATCAGACCTCCGAAAGGGTCAAGTACAATATCGCCGGGGTTACTCATCTGGTCTATCACTCGGTTAACTATGTCGAACTGCAGGGGGCACAGGTGTTGCTCCTTGCCCTTGACAGACTGAATGGTGTTGAGGGTACGCATACGTGCTATGTCTGACCATACATTGTCAGTCCAACTCCCGGGTTGTAGTAACATAAATCCCGTAGGGAGTTTGCCATGCATTTCAAGTTCTTCAGCAATCTTCACAACATAATCATAATCCCATACCTCATTGAGCGAGTATTTTTTGAAGAAACGAAAGATTGCTTTGTGATCCATCTTCGCTATCTCTTCGGGCGTCAGAAGCCTGTCTCCTGATGAACGAGTGTAACCATGCGCGTCCATTTGCCAGCGTGCGCGGCTGTAACCGTCGGGATTATCCCATGATCGCGTTTGCTCGTTCCACCACTTTTTCTCCTTGACCACAGGAATATCGGCATAGGCGTTGGTGCGGTCCGTGGCAGGCTTACGGAAGATGAGAAGATACTCGGGCATGCCGACACCCATTTTGGTGCCATCCTTGCACTGTTCAGTCCAGCCGAGGCGGTAGGTCTGATTGTTCTCCCGGACAACATCGGTAACTATGGTCTTCATGCCCATGTAGGCAAAGCCGTGTTTTGTATAGTGAGCGATACAGTCACAGTGGAACGGATAGACTGTCTGACACCCCATGCCGCTGAGACCCATTGGCACGATGCGGTCTTTAACGTGGATAATGGCCATACGGCCCGGCTGGAGAACTCGGTAAAGATTCGGTGTGAGAAAATCCATTTGCCTGAAAAATTCCTCATTGCTCTCTGAGTGGCCGAAGTCAGCGTAATTAGGGGAATATTCGTATTGTGTCGCAAATGGGATAGATGTTACGATAAGGCCCACGGAATTGTCCGGATAGAGTTCTGTGTTCTGCAATTCCAGGACATTGTCATTATTGGCAATACGGTAGCCGTCGCCGACAACTTCCACTCGGTCAACGCCCATTTTCCGGGCAAGGTGCGCCGCCATCTCTTTGTGGGACAGCCCATATTTCTTTATAATTTCAGTCATGTTGTGAACTAGTTTATTGTGGTTCTGCCACTTGGTTTCAAGGGCTTTGCGTACACCTCTCTCGGCCTCTGTATAGATGAGGTCAACTCTTACTACATTCGTCTGAAGGAATCGTTGCAGGCGGTGTATTGATTGAATAAAGTCATTAAACTTGTAGCCTATACCGAGATATATGGCCCATGAACAATGCCGCTGAAAGTTGCAGCCGGAACCAGCAATAACCGGTTTTGCCGCCAACTCCTGAATACGGCCGTAGGAGAAGTCCAGTATGTTGCGCTCTCGCTTCTCATAATCCTGGGAACCGTAGATAGATTTGACAGTCGGAATTGCTTTTTCAATAGCGTGGCGCTCACTTTCAAGGTCGTGCCAGATGATGCGGTGCGCCTCGGGATCTTCGGTCCTCAATTCCATCATCTTTTCAATTCGGGCCGGCAGACTTTCACGCTTTTCTTTTGCCGACTGTTGCAGCCCCATAGCCTCGGTAGCGAAAAGAACCGGATTGCCATATTTGTCAACACTTGGCTTAGAATAGTCCGTCGGTATCTCGTGCCATCGCAAGTCAAGCTCCGGCAGAATGTAGCCCTCGTCATCGGCCTCATCGCCGGTAATATCCGAGGGTTTGCTTACGAACAAAGCCCAGGATGACACCCATAGCCAAAACTCCTCTTCCTTGTGAGGATACAGGGTCAGGTTGTCCATATGGGTGGAATCTCTCTTAAAGAAGCGTGTTTTGGCTTGTGATACATCCATGATGCCGAGAAAATCGGCATAGGCCAGCAGCTCTATGTAGTCGTTTGGCGAGGGTGTGGCAGTGGCTACATAGCGGAACTTGATACGTTCTGCCTGACGGCGCACCTGCATGGGGCCGCCGTCACCGGTAAACAAGCGCATAAACTCACGGAAAGTCTTTGAGCCGCCAAGACCTCGCAGAACGGATGCCTCATCAAGACTGGCGACAATGAACAACTCCGGATCTAACTTGCCATCGCGTATGCTTTCGTAGTTTGTAAGATAGATACCGTCGCCGTCCATCTCTTCCGGGCGGCGTATGAATTTGGGAGGTTTATCCCATCCGAGAATATTTTTGGAGTCCTCAACAAACTCTTGCCGGACTGACAAGGGGCAGACAATCAGCCCGGAGCCGCGTCCAACTTTTGCAAGAGTGAGTCTGACGGCCTCCAATTGGGTAACGGTCTTGTGTAAGCCGAAAGAGGCGAAACAGGCTCTCTTACCACCCTCGACAAGCCATTTTACCATGAGCTTGTTGTGTGGTTTGAGCTTCGGATTGATTTCGCATATATCAACTTTATAGCCGAAATCCTCGGAGATTTTTATTTTTGATTTGAGAAAGTCCTGATACTCCATAATATAACAAGCGGCACTGCTCAATTTCTGAGCCGTGCCGCGTTTAGGTTGATGATGTAATTAATTGTGCGAAATCAGTCTTTCGTATTGTCCTTGGAGAGTTTGTTGCCCTCAAGGTCGTAGCCAAGCTTTTTAAGTTGGCCGGTAATATTCTTGACTGCTTTTTCGTGTTTATCCTTGACCTTATCCATAGCCTCTCGGTACTTGGTTGGGCACCAGAGTGCGCCGATTGTTTCAACAAAAGGCTCGGCGACACTCATTGCCTCGTTGGGTGTGATTATTTGGGAACCAGTGTCAAGAACCTTTCTAACCCATGCACGCAGAATGTATGGTGCTTTGTCAAGGTTCTTTGCGACATACTGCCGAATTTCCTCATGATTCGGGTAGTCTCCAAGACCTAATGCAACACACAGTTCCCGATTATTCTTGACCATCAGAGAATAGGCAAGAATAAATTCGGCATTGTCAAGACCTTTGAGGTCTTTGAACTCACCATGCTCTGCTATGGCTTTGCAACCACCAACGGTATAGCTTGCCGAGAGAGTGTCGTTAAGGTTCCGATATTCTCGGAGCAGTTCATTTACTTTCATCGGTCGGCCACACTCATCACTATTGGTTGAATTATCACCCTTTTTGACGTAGTAGAACGATTCTGTCAATGTTGGCATGTCATAGCCTCCGAGAACCAAGACCCGATAGATTTCACCGGTGGAGAGCATACTGGGGATGCGCTCATCGTCGGCATCATACCAGCACTTGTGGTCAAAGGCTCTTGACGGATTTACGACTTCATAGCCCCTGCGCTCTATCTCGGCAATGAAAGACTGTTTCACTGCTTTTGCCGCCTCGGAACCGTATGTATCCGGCTCAGCTCCTATCACAACCTTACCGAATGTGAGGGGTGCACCCTTGAGAACAAGATCGGCGGCATAGTCATTAACGACCTTGAGCATATAAGCCAGTAGCTTTGACTGGAATTTGGTTCGGTTGGTACAACGGCCGGCATCTTGACTCTTCATTTCCCAAAACAGGCAGCCATGATTGGCAGTGTTGAGTTGGCACTCGGAGCATTTGCAGTCACAGCCACCCTCGAAATCCTCATCAGATTGATCATCGCTCTGATACCATGGCGATTTAGAGAGAGTCATAAACAGACCGTTGACAAAACTCTCTGCAGTCGCTTTGGTCAGTCCTTGATAGTTGTTACTGTACTGCGAGTGATATTTTTTCTGTTCCTCCTCATCAAGTTTGCAGATAATCATTGCAGCAGCGATGCTCATCTTGTCCTCTTTGACTGCCACCATCAGTTCCGGGATTAGGGAATTGAGTTTGCACCGGTCCTGGACAAAGCGGATGCTCTTGCCGAACTTGAGGGCTACTTCCTCTGTGGTTTTGCCATTCTTTATGAGCTGACCGAAAGCAAAAGCCTCTTCCATAGGGTCGACATCCTGGCGTTGGAGGTTCTCGGTAATCATGGCCTCAAATGCATCTTCATCGCTCATATCCCGAATCATTGCCGGAATGGATTGGAAACGGTCAGACTTTTTGCGATGAGCAGCGGCGCGCTCAATGTTGAGTTCATCTTCTTTAGCTTTGAGGATGCAGAAAGCACGGTAGCGACGTTCACCGCATACTATTTCAAAGCCATCATCTTTAGGATTGGTACGTACAGTGATGGGCTGAATAAGACCCTGCTTGTCGATATTGTCGGCAAGTTCTTTTATTGCCTCTTCATCAAAGGTCTTTCTTGGATTCATTGGTGAAGGCTTCACCAAGTCCAATTGGATTTTTTGGAAGTCCATAATGGTTAACTTATTGGTTTGACTTGTAATTTGTTATACTGTAAAATTAGCATTTTGAGGCAAGAATTGCAAACGGATTGAGCACCATTTTTATGCCATTTTACCACGCATAGGTTGCTCCGTTGAAAGTCCAGTCAACATGCCGGTATGTGAAATAGCCACGCCGGACTGTCTCCTCAAACATCGTTAAATCTCCGGTAGGGAATACAGCCGGAGTATGACCGTTGACTGTGGTGTAACGAGGCATGCCAAAACGCTTGCGTATTAACTCTTTTGCCTCTTCATCCCTGGTATTCCAATGGATTACTATCTTTTCTCCGTTTGGTTCGGTAGGATTCATTCTCAAAAACTATCGGGGTTAACATTTCCTGAAAGCGGTCGTAGATACGTGGGCCGTACTTTTCTTTCAAGTCATCGGTCTCAAGATTGGTGGTGACAATGGTCATATGCTGTTTGGCGTATCGTTCCGAAATGATGTCGATAATTGGCGTGTGTATCATTCCATACACCAAGACCTCCCGGGGTTCCTCTCCGAGATCGTCTATTATCATCATCGGCTCATTGAACAGGCTGTTGTAGTCATCATACTGCTCTTTGAACTTCTCTCCGGCCGCACACAGCCGACAGATGTTCTTCGCCGTGATCAATCTCATTGTCTTGCGGTTTGAGTAGCCATTCTCTCGCTCTGTCAAATAACCAATGAGGGATGATATGGCTTTGGCAAGTGTAGTCTTGCCATTCCCATAAAGGCCGCAGAGCATAAGGCCGGGGGTCGCATCGGGATTGATGAGCCATCGCGCGGCAGCGAGGATATGGGCTCTGGTATCGTCATCAAGAGTAAAAGTACCGCCACGATATTCAACCTCTGCTTTCATCGCGGCATAAATACCGTTAGCAGCATCCTTCTCCGGGATTTCAAGGCTAAAACGTACCCTTAAAACCCTTTCTCGATTTAGCGCCCGAGTCAGACCCTCGACGTTCTGAAAGTTTGTCAGCTTTTCCAGCTTCATCCGTTTTTGGTTTTTCTGTTGTGGGTTTCTTCTCGTGTTCGATTATCCAAAGATTTGCCCGGCTATCCCATCGGGAAACTTTCGCACCCGAACTTGTTTTCCAGCCAAGCGATGTGAAATGGTTGAAAAAGATTTCGGTCTCACGCTCCCAATCTTCAAGACGTTCATCTGCACGTTGTGAGAGAAAATAGGCTTTGACCTCGTCGAATGTCGGGGGCGGCGGCTCCGGTGGTTTTGGCCTTGGCGTGGTCTTGCTCTTTTGGTTTTTCTTTTCTTCTTCCTCAAACAATGAATGCTCCTCACGTGCGCGCGCAATATCTCCGTCAGGAGATATATCTTTATTCTTATATCTTATTTCTTCTTTATATAAGGTGGAATCAGCTGTTGTGTTACCTTTGTGTAACCCTTGTGTTTCCATTTGTGTTACCCTTGTGTTACCCTTGTGTTTCCTGGGGGAAGCACTACGCGAAACACAAAATAACTCACGCAACAAATCATTCGTAATGTCAGCCCCTTCTATAAGATAGGTGGTTGGCGCTCTACCTTGCGCTACTACAAAATCAATAACGCCACGCTGTTTGAGCCTATTTCTGGCCTCTCCAATCGTCTTGCGAGAAACTCCGATAACTACCTCTATATTTCTCGTCTGCAATTCAAAGGGGTTAAGCCATCTTCTAATATTGCACTCATTTAACAAGAAAAAGTAAATTGCAGTGTCTATATCTGAAAACTTCTTAACTCTATAGGCTTCCCAAAAAGAATTAAGCAACTCTATGTAGGTCATTGATAGGTGGGATATAGATTTAATGCCTTGTCAATGTAAGGCTGCGGATTGGTTTGAAGATAAATGCAGACAGCTCTAACAAACTCCACTATTCCATGACACACTACATAAGTGCTGCCATGTTCCTCCACAAGCGTCTGCCATGCTTTTTGCGCCTCTGATTGAGTTCCGGCGCTACTGCCTTTTCGTTTCGGAACTTTCATCTCAATGCAGAGGCTCGACTTTCCACCTTTGGGAAACAAGAGTATGAGGTCGGCCACTCCTTTAACCTGACCCTCATAGACCATCTGGGCACCGGCACGTGCGCCTCGCCAACCTCCGTTTGGAACAGCGAAAAGGAGATTAGCCACATGAGGGAATGTCCGCCGGAACCAAGTCACGCATATATGCTGTATCTTGGATTCCGTGTAGGTCTGCTCTTGCTGCAGAATTTCATACTCAGTCATCTTTGTTAAAATTTTCCGTATGCCTGGCACACTCGTTAAGCTGTTTTACAATCTGTTTTGTCCTGGAGGCATTTCCATTTTTATCATCGAAACACCCGAAGCACTCCCAGCCCTCACCGAATAGACTTACCGTTCGGCGCAGCAACAGAATCTTTCCGTTCCTGACAAGCCATTTGAAATTCTTTGTCATAGTCGGTCAGTAAACAGATTCATCACATTGCTTACCACATCTTCATCTATCTGAGTTGTAGTTCCGGTAACCTCGTTTGCTATGTCTTTCTTGATCTGAATGACCTTATACATGTATTCATCAATGGTTTTATCACCCAAGAAATAATAGCAGTTCACCGCGTTCTTCTGTCCGTTGCGGTGGGCGCGGTCCTCGGCCTGCTCACAATCGCTGTAAGTCCATGGGAACTCGATGAAACCAACACGGCTTGCTGCTGTCAGGGTCAGGCCGGTTCCACCAGATTTGAAGTTGAGGATTATGAGTTTGCATTCAGGATCGTTTTGGAACCGGTCCACAGCGTTCTGTTTTTGTGTGGCGTTGTCAGAACCGGTCACAGTCACAGCATCCGGGAACTCGGCCTTGAGAGCCATTACAACCTCCTTTAGATAGGCGAACATGATGAGCTTCTCGCCGCCGTCGATAACATCATGTATGAAATCGGCCACAGCCTTGACCTTACCGCGGGCGGCAATCTCTTTCAGCGTCTGCATCCGTACCATCACCTCACCTCGCATAGCCCTGTTTATCCGGTCGTCGTCAGCATTTTTGTACTGACGTAGATAGTTAAGGAAATTGTTCTCTGCATCCTGATATTCCTTACGGTTAGTTATAGCACAGGTGATATACTGACGCGTCTTATCAGGTAACTGCTTGAGTACATCTTTCTTTTCCCTCCGGAAAAAGCAGCAACACCACAGGCGGTAATTAAGCTCCCTCATATTTGATGCTTTCTGGGCGCCATCGCAATATCGTGACACGAAAGCATTGTATCCGGCAAAATCTTCCAGACGGCCCAAAATTTTCAGCTGCTGAATCAAATCGGTATTGTTGTTTACCACTGGAGTACCGGTCAGTGCGAAAATCCACTTCTTGCCGCGACATATACCCTCAATAAACTTGGATTGCTGCGTTTTGGATGACCTGCATCTGTGGCTTTCATCTATAATAACTGACCGGAAAAGCTGTATCCTTTCATCAAAAACTATAGATCGCAGAGTAAATCTGGTAGTATTGCGTATTTCCTTCACAAAGAACTTTCTGAGGCTTTCAAAATTAGTGATGAAAACAGGGCATATGGCCTCGCCGTCCGGCCGTTTGAGTTCCCAAAAACGGTTCCAGCTTGAACGGTTCGAATCGTCCAATATGGTTGCCTCCAATCCTGCGAATTTCTTAAATTCCCTTTTCCAACTTACTTTCATCGATGCCGGACAGATTACCAACACCGGAAAGCATTCCCCATATTGGGCAGCCTCTTTATGTGCTTTGACAACCGTGCAGATTGCCTGCAATGTGTTATGGGTCACAATGAAAGCATCTGTCAAATAGAGGTGATCTGGTGCAGTGACATGTATGCACCGTGATTCCTCTCGTCCGATATACTCGATATTCTCGATATATCTTGAACAGTAATTACCCTGACGTGGGTTATAACGCCGTGCTTTACGCGGAGTTAAAAACGGATTGATGCAGATCTTTATATGTACCCTGAACTCAGTACCTTTGCCATTGCACGACCTATCATTGGAACATATCCTTGCCTGACCGCCGAGAGACCTGACGAGTTCAGCCATATCATCGGCCAATCCGGCACTCATAGACGAATAAGACATTTTTCCACTGATAGAAACATGCCCATCAGTATCCATCAGACCGCGGAGTAATTCTATCCGTTGCTCGACATCCCCTTGAAGATATACCTTTGGTATACGTTTCACGCTGGATTTTACATCCAGCCCTAAAGACCGGATATATTCAAGAGCACGGTTTGAATGCCTGCTGTCTGCATTAACAATTGGAAATCTCGGGCAAGTTGCGAACCGCTCCTCGTTCATCTTCAGCTGCTCCGGCAGTAGCTTATTTATTCTCCGACGGATTTCTGAATCAAAATCGGGATTGCTCAATATCACACGCCCGCTACATAGGTTGCCGTCGCCAATTAATGCGCCTACGATATAAGGATGTAAATAAACGTCAGCATGAGGATATTGCACTGGTTCACACATCGGAATCTCCCAGCGCAGCACAGGCTTTCGCCCGCTTATCATACGAGACGGGGTAGTGTTCCATGTTAATCCTATCTCAAGGATTTCTGCAGTAGTCAGGGTTTTCCATCCCTGATTCCGCTTTCTCATATTGACATCCCGCACGCACCATAGATGCTCATCACCGGCGGTGGTGCTTACACCGTCGTTAAATGTGATTCGGTATACGTCTTGGATTCCATGCTCATATATTCCGTCAACATGGTAAACTTTACCATTTTTACCGAACAATTCATCTCCTTCTTTCAAGTCACCCATTTTACGCCATCCTTCAGGCGTGGCAATTAAGGCCGAATAAGGCTGACGCTTGCCGAGCCCCGGTTGATCCCCGAAGATGCATCGTTTGCTATCAAGGGCATATCTTACCCCCTGCAGCTGGTATTCAAACGGCGGCATGAGCATGTAATGCTCTCCAACCAAACCCTTCATTTTCGGCAATTCGTACTTGTCATCGTGTGCATTGCTGCGCCTTTCGATTTTTGAGCAGAAACGTTTTTTGACTGCCCATGCCGCAAATTGCTCGACATACCATCTGGAATCATAGCCCGGCGGAAAGGCTATGCTGTCTTTTTGTATAACCCATTCCCTTTCCGTACTGTCCCATTGGCGTGTAGGAATACGTTTGACAAGGTCTATGAGTGTAGGGTTATACTCAAAAGAAAGTCGGAATGTAGCCGGTGTCTCTGTCAGATAGATGGCTTTCATCCTTTAGGCCACTTGTTCAGCGGATACTTCTTTGGACGGCGTTTTACCATCCATCGCCGGTACATCTGCTGTGCTCTCGACATTGGCAAACGGATCGTCATCGGCACCGCCGAAATCTATCCCTGTCTGCCGGACATCCCATTTGCGTTCGAGGATATATTCCTGTACCTCATAAAAGAATGCATCGATGGCAAACCTGAAATCTTCAGCACGCTTCCACGCATTCTCATCCGAATTCAGATCGGTGGGAGGTGTATTAAGATTGATGACCTTTGAGGACATCAGGTTACGGCGCCCTATCAGAACTGCAACAGGGGAGTGGTCATCACCACCCAGAGACACACCTGTTACATCCAGACGCCTTATGAGGTCAGCATTCTCTTGTGAGCCCTCATTTTCCCAATCGTAACTGTCGGCCTCTTTCTGCTCGGTCAGCTCCGCGAAATACGGAACAAGTTCGGCAAGCCTTGATTTCAAGTCCTTATGCGCAACGTTATTGCCCTTGATGGTTATCTCGTTGCCATCCGCATCAATATAGGTGGCTTCCACCGTACCGCTCTTTGTGAGCTTGGCTTTCTTAATTTTAATATCCATTTTATTGTAATCAATTAAACCAGGTTCCATATGGCACCTGGTTCCTATCTGTTTTTATATTCATCAATAAAAGACTGATAATGTCTATCGGCCGGTAATGGCAATGTTATGCCGAACTCCGTTGCGGCATCTGCCTGCACCTTGTTGAGGAAATTTGTCATCTGCAGGGTGTTTAGGTCAGTCGTACTGCCGGTTACACGATACCAGCGGTTGCCGACAGCAACATCCCTGCTCAGGTATTTTGCCTTGTAATAGTCATGAAAATCCTCCTTTGGCGTGCCCGTCGCCTCTTCCATGCACTTGTACCACATCCACATCAACGCGTTCTGCGAAATGGTACGAGGCTCTGTCTTGCGGACTATCCTGACTGTATAAACCCCGTTCCGGAGCAGGGAACATAGATACTCAAATGATTTGTCCATGCTCACCACTCCATCACGTTTGGTCAGAATCGCGTCAGCCATCAGCGGAATGGTAGACCGTCAGAGCCAAGGTTGCCACTTTGCGGCGTGCCGGGCATTGGTGCTGGAGGCTGGGCATAGCCGCACTGCTGTGGGTAGGCGGACTGGGGCGGATAACCTCCATAGGGATTTGTACCTTGCTGTGGATAGCCGGGAGCCTGCGGGTACTGTGGTTGCTGTGGATAACTGCCAGCGGTCTGTGGATATTGTCCCGTGGAGGGCGCCGTTTGCAGATCCCGATAGAGTTCGATAGTCGAGCCTTTGATGGTGTTGAACACCTTGCCTTGATACTCCCTGCCGCTGACATACGCCTCAACATTTACACGCTGACCCTGAGTGAAGGCATCAAGTTGAGCCATCTTGTCCCCCGTGAACTCTATCAGCACGACATTTTCGTAGTTCTTGCCGTCCTTTGTCCAAGAGTCATCAAGAACAAGTTCGCGTTTTAAGAACGATTGGCCGCCTGACCTTGACGGTATCTCAATCACCGGTGAGATGGAGCGAATGAGTGCGGTCGCTTTTAGTTTAATCATTATCTTTAAGTTTTATTGTTAGTGAACCTTGAGAAACGCTTTTGGAAATGTACTTTTCATACATTTCCGGATGGTCTTCTTTGAACTGTTTGGAGTTGAACCTGCTCGTGACTGAACTGGCACTAAGAGTAGCGGTAAATAAGCCAAAGTCATACTTCTTAACTTTGTGCTGATCCATTGCGGCCCGGAGCGCCGTTTTTGCTTCGGCTAATTTGGATTCTGCCTCTTTTACTGTTTTGAGAAGCCCTGCCATGTAGTCAACGACATCAGCAGGAATGATAGACTGTTCCTTTTGTGGTGTCGGAAGATTGGGATTGATTCCGAATATCGATTGGTCATGGTGGAAATATACCGGGCCATTGTCTGTGAAAATATATTTCGTGGTCAGCAGCTCCTTCACAAGTTCAGCAGGTTTGCGCTTGATTACCCAAAACGCGGCTTGGTCTTTTCTGAGCCAGTTGCATGCAAGACCCTCGACCTTGATGCCTGGATTCTCTGATTCAAACAACTCGGCATAGACAGATAGCTGCCACGACAAGTATTCCTGTAGCGCCTCTGCTCCTGAATTGAAGTAAACCGGATTGAAGTAGCCGCAGAGAGGGTAGAGGTCTATGTTGTTGCTCTTGGTATCGACAAGCCAGATGCCTCCGGTGTCCTTGGAGCGCCAAACATTATCAATCTGTGAGGCATATTGTACATTATCTGAAACCGTCAGTTCATTTGCCACAGCCTCGAACCCTTCAAGATGCCGGATGTAGTTATCAAGCTCCATACCGACGTCCCATTCCTCATCAACGTACTGCACATTGTCACGATCTCTGCAACCATACCGGGTACGGACCGTCTGCATGGTTTGTCTGATGCCGAGCCTGTCGTATGTCTGAATGGCATGGTGTATTGCGGTTCCGCGGCTGCCGGCACGTGGAATGATAAAGTCCTTGACATATTCCTCGGCTTCAGGGTACACACCCAATCCGAGGATTGAGTGTATGAGACCTGTAATCCCGAGTAATCGTTGTTCTCCAAGCTGATAGCTGTGCAGTTCCTCATTGAACACTACTGGTGATTGTTTCAGCTCAATCATTTGGACACGGATTTTTTCAGGTGCTGCATTACTGAGCATGCCTTGTTGTAAAATTCAGTACCGTTTGCACAAATGGTGGGGGCTTTCTGTGCCCATTTGGCCCATACATCCTGAAATGCCTGTTCTGTGTCCACGGCTTCAAGTTCCGTTAAGGCCTGTTGGAGCAATGTGCCGTTATCCTGTGCTCCATCTTTTGGCGTTTCTCCCTGGCCTTTCCGACGGCTCTTGATTTCAGCTTCATTGCCGCATGCGAGGTTGGCGTCATCGTCGGTATCGGCGACAAGACCAAGAATCGCGCAATAAGAGTATCTTTTAAGGTAGGTTATCGCCGAACCATACGACTGATAATCCGTAGATGGTGCAGGCAGTTTCAACTCGCTCTTGAACCATTGGCCGCTCTTGTGCGACAGCAACGTTATAAGCGTGTTATCCATGATTACCTGTGTCACTGACAGGCCATTGGCTTTCAATGTCGGTGATGCTGCTTTCACGCATGCAGACAAATCCGCATAACGGAACTTATAGGTACTTCCTGCTTTGGTTTTAACGCTGACTTCCTTTTCCAGCCGGGGCTGCTCGACAGCCCCCTGAAACTCGGAAAGAGCAGCTGAAATCAGATCTATTTGCTCGCTCATAAATGAGTTGGCCATGATTTTGTTTTCTTCCATCTTGAGGTTTGATATTGGTTTGACTTGTAGTTTATTACATTTTAAATTTCGTCATTATAGGCAAGATGTGCAAGCAGATTTGCCACCCTTTTTACGCCTTAACTTTTACTGACATTTGATGCCGAAACGCGGAGCGTAGAAGTTGAAGTTCCTACGCTCGACATCGGCATCATCGGGATACCATTCGGCACGAGCGAACCACTCTTCATAGCATTGTTTACAGTACCATTGGTTGAGGACAGCAATATAGCAGCCTTTGTCATGAGGGAGATATGGGCGTCCGCACCAATCGCAAATGCAGATGTCAGAGCCGACGGCATCCATCAATTCTCCTGCGGTACATTCGATTACAAGGAACTTGCCAGCATTGATTTGTTTAGCCAT